GGCGAAACTTTCCCGACGTGGACAACGGCGACGCGACCTGCGACGCCTAACCAAAGTCAAATGGGGTTTAATACGACCACAGTCGCTCTTGATGTGTGGAATGGCTCCGCATGGGCCAGTATTCCTATGCCGACCAGCCAAGGCTCGTCGGGGCAAGCGTTGCTCTCTGGTGGTTCCGGTTCCGCTCCTACATGGGGGTCGGCGGGACTTTCTACTCAATCTGTTCAAACATCCAATTTCACTGCGTCTGCAGGATACATTTATCCTGTCAACACAACGTCCAGCGCAATCACAGTTACGCTTCCTGCATCGCCTGTTGCGGGTAATCAGATAACTATTGTTGATTATGCGGGAACAGCGGGGGCAAATGCTATAATTGTAAATCCTAACGGGAACAACATTCAAGGGGCCGCTTCTTCCGTTCTAATAAACACAAATAGGCAAAGTTTGAATCTTGTTTATGTTGACGCAACCCAAGGTTGGGTTTCATACGCGCAACAGTATGCTGCCATTGTAGGATATGTCGCAACATATCTTGTAGTCGCAGGTGGCGGCGGCGGAGGATGGAACCATGGCGGCGGAGGCGGCGCTGGCGGTTTTCTTGCAAGCACAACTGGGTTTACAAAAGGTCAGGTTTACACCGTCACTGTTGGTGGCGGCGGTAATGGCGCATCGGGATCGGGACAAAACGGAAGTAATGGTTCAAACTCTTCAATTTCCGGTACCGGAATTACAACCGTAACCGCAATCGGTGGTGGCGGTGGCGCTGGTGATGGTAGTGGATCTACAGGACAAAATGGGGGTTCTGGAGGCGGCGGTCAAAATAGTAATACAACGCCCGGTTCAGGAACATCAGGGCAAGGTAATGCTGGCGGGGCTGGTGCTGGCAATAATGGCGGTGGTGGAGGAGGTGCAGGCGCGGCAGGTTCAACGGGTAACGTAAGCAACGGTGCTGGTGGCGTTGGATTGCAATCTTCTATAACTGGTTCATCAACTTATTATGCTGGTGGCGGCGGGGGTGGTTATAATAGCGGCGCTGGGGGATTAGGTGGTGGTGGTGCAGGTGGAGGAAACTCTTCTGACGGAGCATCTGCAACAGCAAATACAGGCGGCGGCGGTGGCGGCGGTGGTGGTGGCGGTTATGGCCGAGGAAATGGCGGTTCTGGTGTTGTTATTCTTTCAATACCAACAGCAAACTATACCGGGACTACGACAGGCTCTCCGACCGTGACAACATCCGGTAGCAACACTATTATGAAATTCACCTCTTCAGGGAGTTACACAGCATGAGCCATTTTGCCAAAGTTCTTGATGGTAAAGTTGTTCAGGTTATTGTGGCTGAACAAGATTTTTTCAATACGTTCGTTGACTCGTCACCGGGCCAATGGATTCAAACGTCATACAATACGCATGGCAATCAGCATCCAGAAGGCCGTCCATTGCGCGGCAATTATGCCGGTATTGGTCATACCTACGATACAACGCATGATGTTTTTTACGCTCCTCAACCATACCCGTCGTGGACATTGAGCCAGACAACATGGTTGTGGGAAGCGCCCGTTCCATATCCTACTGATGGCAAAGAATATCGGTGGGATGAAACCGCCAAAAATTGGGTGACGCCATGACTACTTCGGACAACAATAACCTTGTAATTGACGCCGCCGTTGCCGCGGGGTCGCTAACTCTTCCTTGGTGGGCGCAGGTACTTGGCGAATGGGTTGGCTTGGCAATTTCGGTATTTTGGCTTATCCTATTGGTAATTCGTATTGTCCTCGCTCTTCGTGAATGGTTTAGGGGTTAATTATGTCAACAACAACAAATCTTGCCCTTAATGAACCCGCATATAACAGCACGTCCCCAACGTGGGACCAGCCACTTAATTACAATTCTACCATTCTTGATGCTGTCATGGGCAATACAACATCTATTGCCCTCACCAATTCAAATGTAACTTTGACCGGCCCGACATCAACGGGGGCGGGCCAAACGCAAGCCATGCGGATTGTGCTGACGGGGGCTATTTCAACAAATATTACAGTTACTTTTCCGTCAGGCATTTCGGGAAGTTGGGTAATTTATAACACCACTTCTGGCGCGTATACCATAACAATTGCATCTGGTGGCGGCGGAACAACCGTGACTGCTCCGCAAGGTTTTAACATTATTGTCTATTCTGACGGCATTAATATTCGCTACGCCAATGACGGGACGGTTGTGTCTCCCCTCCCAGTTGCTAATGGTGGAACGGGGCTTACAAGTTTAACAGCCAACAATGTTGTGCTTGGCAACGGCACAAGTGCAGTGCAATTTGTTGCCCCCGGCGCATCTGGAAATGTATTGACCAGTAATGGCACAACTTGGGTTTCAGGTGGCGGAACTTCACCAACTCAAACAATTTATACTTCTGGGTCGGGAACTTATACACTTCCATCCAATGTAAAATGGTTGCGCGTCCGCATGGTCGGCGGCGGCGGTGGCGGCGGCGGAAGTAATGGCGGCGCCAGTGGCGGCTCGTCTGGCGGGACAACTACTTTTGGTTCGTCATTCTTAGTGGCAAATGGCGGGTCAGGAGGGGGAACCGGCGCAACCGGTTCAAATGGCGGCACAGCAAGTATTAGTTCCGGTGCCGTAGGGGTTGCTTTTACAGGAACGTCCGGCATTCAAGCCGGAACATCTACCACAAGTCTTGCCGGTGGGAATGGGGGAAGTTCTCCATTTGGGGGCGGTGGTATGGGCGGAGGACCGACTGGCGGGTCGGGATATGCTGCCGTAACAAATACTGGTAGTGGCGGCGGTGGCGCAAGCAATCAAGGCAACCCCACAGGTAACTATGTCACAGGTGCCGGTGGCGGAGCGGGTGGTTATATTGATGTCATTATAGGAAGCCCTTCATCGTCATATTCATATTCCGTTGGAACCGGAGGAAGTGGCGGAAGTGGTGGCGGTGCCGCTGGTGCTGCCGGTATTATTATCATTGAAGAACACTACGGTTCATAATGCAATTTACATGGTCATTCCCTCAATTCATTGTTGCTTCGGTGTATGACGGTTTGCCCAATGTCGTAACCGCCATCAATTGGGTATGCACGGGAACAAATGGAACTGTCACATCATCGGCATCTGGCACCGCTAAATTAGGCTCGCCAAATCCTGCTGAGTTTGTTCCGTATGCTGACATTACGCAAGAAATGGCGTATATGTGGGTGGCCGGTTGCATAAGCATGCCCGGCGTTGAAAACCAGATTGCGCAGCAAATCAATGCGCTGTCCAATCCACCGATACAACCGCAAAACCCACCCTTTTGGGCAGGAGATTAAATTGGAAAATCTTGAACTTGATCTAAAATTGACAGTTTCTCACGTAAATACGTTGTTGAAGCATCTTGGCGCGGGAATTTATTCCGAAGTGGCTGAAGTGATTCAATTGCTTCACGGCCAAGCCCAGCCTCAAATTCAGGCCGCCGCCGTTGCTGCCCCCGCCGTTGACCCGGCGCCAGAGGCTGCACCGGCACCAGAAGCACCGGCGCAATAACGGAGCCACTATGGACCCGTTTACCGTCCTTGCTGGTGCTACGGCCATTTACAATGGTTTGAAGTCGGCTGTTAGTGCTGGCGAGGACGTTGTGGACACAGCACACAGAGTTGGCAGCCTTATGTCCGAAGTGGCTAAGGTTGTCCAACTTGTGTCTATGCCACGCAAGAAAAGCGTGTTTCAGTCACAGGCTGAGTTTGAGGCGGAGGCAATGAAGTTGTATGCCGCCAAAGATAAAGCCAACCAAATGGCCGCGGAAGCAAAGAATATGTTTGTTTCCCTGCATGGGTTGGCGGCTTGGGATAATGTACAGCGTAAAGTTATTGAATTACGCAAAGAGGCGGCGAGACACGCCAAGGAAGAATACGAGCAAGCAATGGAAACCCGCCGAGACATCATTATGGTGTCAAGCATTGTGGGCGGCCTATTGGTTGCTATGGGCGGTTTAGGTATTTGGTTATCATTGACCCATTAAGGGAAGCAAAAAATGGATATTCTTAAAACTTTTGGGCCATTAATTGGGTCTGTTGCGCCGACAATCGCTACAGCCCTTGGCGGGCCAGTGGCCGGGATGGCGGTCAAGGCTGTGTCAAATGCATTATTCGGCCACGAGAATGGAACTGAAGACGATATTATGACCGCGTTGGCCAATCCAACGGGCGACCAGTTGGCGCAATTAAAAAAGATTGACGCTGACTTCAAAGTTCAAATGAAGTCGTTAGATATTGATCTTGAAGAAATTTCTGAGCAGGACCGCGACTCAGCCCGTAAAATGGAAATGTCTACGCGGAGTTGGCTTCCCGAAGTCCTTGCCATCCTCGTCACCGCTGGCTTTTTCGGCATTATTATCTTTATCCTTAAGTTTGGACTTCCCGAATCAGGGAAAGAGGCCATTCTTCTCCTTGTGGGATCGTTAGGCACGGCGTGGACTGGCGTTATGGCATTTTACTTTGGCAGCAGTGCTGGGTCTAAACAAAAGACGGAAGCGTTGACGGCGGCATTAAGCAATGGAAAGTAATTTTGAGCAGTGCTTTGCCTTAGTTCTTCGGAACGAGGGCGGCTACGTTAATAACCCGGCTGACCCCGGCGGCGCCACAAATCTTGGCTGTACTAAAGCGACTTGGGAGGCTTGGGTTGGCCACGCCGTGACTAAGGACGATATTAAAGCACTCATGCCAAATGACGTAATGCCCCTGTACAAGGCAAAATATTGGGATACAGTTAAGGGCGATGATCTTCCTGTGGGGGTTGATTATGCAATCTTTGATTTTGCCATCAATTCGGGGCCGTCGAGGGCCGCCAAAACTCTTCAGTCGGTACTCGGCGTGGCAGCAGACGGACAAATCGGCCCCGCCACGCTCACTGCTCTTGAAACGGCAAACCCTCGCGATGTTGCTACGTCAGTCTGCGAAGCAAGATTAGCGTTTTTGCAAAGCCTTCCAACTTATGCTACTTTTGGCAAAGGTTGGTCGCGTCGGGTTGCCGAAGTTGAGGCGGACGCCTTCAAAATGGTTGGGTGATCCATGTCTTTGACTTATTCGTCATATGTCCAACAAATTGCGACTATGGCGGTCGTCCCCGTCACGGACCCTAATTTCACGATTATTATTCCGTCTATGATTGATTACGCTGAATTGCGCATGCAGCGTGATTTGGATTTTTTAAGTACGCAAATTAGCACGACCTCTTACAGTTTTACTGCCGGGAATAACCAATTAACGCTGCCCACGTCTCAATTTATTGTTCTTCAAACTTTAGAAGTTATTGATAATTCAGGGAATTCGACCCCACTTTTGCCAGTCACAAAAGAATTTATTCAAAATGTTTACGGATCGGGTTCTACTACAGGCTTACCTCAGTATTTTGCTGTTTATGGTGGCGATAGTGCTACTACGGGTAACACTTCACAGTATCTAATAGTTGGCCCTGCCCCCAGTGCTAATTATGTAAATACGCGTTTGACCGGCACGGTTCGGTCAGCGCCTCTGTCTGCAACAAACACAACGACATTCATCTCAACCTACTTGCCAGATATGTTTATTATGGCGAGTATGATTTACATTTCTGCGTATCAGCGGAACTTTGGTCGAATCAACGATGACCCGCAAATGGCCCAAACTTACGAGGCGCAATATCAAGCGCTGAAGGCCAGTGCGTTGGTTGAAGAGAACCGCAAGAAGTTTGAGGCGGCGGCGTGGACATCATATTCACCTGCCCCGGCAGCGTCACCCACGAGGTAAACGATGCCGCACAATACTATCAGACTCAATCCGGGCGTTGACACCAATGCCACGCTTGCCCTTAACCAAGCCAATTACTCTGTATCAAATTTGATACGTTTTTTGCCGGAGAGAAGCGGCGCTGGTTTGGCTCAAAAATTGGGCGGTTGGATCGCTTACTACGGATCGGCGCTATCCTCAAAAATTCGCGCATTGAAGGGTTGGGCGGACCTTAATGCCACTAACCATTTGGGCATTGGAGCGGAAAGTGAACTTGCCGTTTTAACCAGTGGCAATTTAGTTGATATTACGCCGCAAATTACTATTACTAATACTTCGCCTAATTTTTCTACCACGTCTGGCTCAAATATTGTAACCATAGTAGACACAAATATCACGCCATCAGTATTGGATGTTGTTAATTTTGTAACGCCTGTTTCTGTTGGCGGTTTGCTGTTGACTGGTCCATATGTAATTTACACAGCAGCCAGCAATACTTACACAATTCAAGCAGCATCAAATGCAACATCTACAGTTACAAGTGGCGGCGCGTCTTACGCATTTTCTACGACCAGCGGCTCGTCTGTGGTGTCGGTTTCGCTTGCAAATCACGGTTATAATGTTGGCGACGAGTTTTATATTGGCGTGTCGACTACCGTTGGCGGCATTACTTTATTTGGTCTTTATACTGTTTTAAGTGTTACTTCATCCAGCGCATTTACGTTTGCCGCATCAAATACGGCGACATCCACCGCCGGACCCACTTTGATCAATAGTGGGAATATTCAATCGGAATTTTATATTGCCCTTGGCCCACAGCCGACCGGCACGGGGTATGGTGTTGGTGGGTATGGTGTTGGCGGATTTGGCGTTGGAACGACCCAGCCATCAACTCCCGGCACGCCAGTAACTGCAACTGACTGGACGCTAGACAACTTTGGGCAGGACCTTGTGGCGTGTCCGGCGGGCGGCGCAATTTATTATTGGCAGCCAAACGGTCAATTACAAAATGCTCAAATTGTTGGGGGCAGTGGTCCGTTAGTAAATAGCGGTATTTTCGTTGCAATGCCGCAGCGCCAAATTATTGCCTACGGGTCATCATTCACCCTTTCTCCTGACCCATTGTTAGTGCGTTGGTGCGACATTGGCGATTTTACTGTTTGGAATGCTACGGCGGACAATCAGGCCGGGTCATATCGTATTCCGACCGGTTCAAAAATTGTTGCTGGCACACAAAGTTCTCAGCAGGGTTTACTTTGGACTGACCTTGACCTTTGGGCGATGCAGTATGTTGGCGCGCCATTGGTGTATGGATTTAACAAAATTGGATCAAATTGCGGCGCGATTTCTCGCCACGGCATGGGCCAACTTAACGGCGCAATCTATTGGATGTCGCAGAAGCAATTTTTTATGATGGCTGGGCAAGGCGTTCAGGCTATCCCATGCCCGATTTTTGACGTTATATTTCAAAATATTAACAAATCGTATTTGTCCAAGGTGTGTTGCGCCGTTAACTCGCAATTCAATGAAATCACTTGGTACTACCCGTCAGCGTCGTCAACGGAAAACAATAGTTATGTTAAATATAATGTCGGCCTTGGGCAGTGGGACTTTGGTTCTCTTGGCCGGACTGCTTGGATTGACCAGTCTGTTCTTGGCTCTCCCATTGGTGCTGGGTCTGATAATTACCTTTATCAGCACGAGGTAGGCAACGATGCCGCCAACGGAACGCAAACGACAGCAATGCTGTCATCGTTTCAGACGGGTTATTTTCAACTGAATGAGGCCGATAATATGATCTTTATTGATCAAATTTGGCCAGACATGAAGTGGGGAACTTACAGCGGTAACCCCAACGCCACCGTTCAAATTACATTTTATGTAACAAACTATCCGGGCGACACTCCAATTCAATACGGCCCCTACAACATGACACAAGCGACGGAATATTTGTCCGTCCGTATTCGTGGCCGCCTTATGTCTGTTGCCGTGTCATCTAATGACGTGGGAACATTTTGGCGGTTGGGCGCTATTCGATACCGTTACCAACCGGATGGGAGGTTCTAATGGATGCATCACTTGGCGATCTTCTGACAACCCAAAAAAACGGTGTTATTGCTATTAACGCCTACACAAATGCAATTAACACACAGGCGGGGTCGATTAATACTAAAGAACTATCCGCATCGACGGTAATTAAATCGTCATCGGGTTGGCTTGCTACCGTTAGCGTTATTGTTGCCGGTAGTACGCAGGGTTACTTATACGACACGAACAGCACGTCGGCCACGTCAGGGAATCGCATTTACGCGGTGCCAAATACAGTTGGCGTCTATAAAGTCATGATGCCATTTTCAACTGGTTTAACATTTGTTCCGGGGACCAGTTCAGTCATCGCGGTGGGGTATACATAATGCCATTAGCACACGGTAAATCCCAAGCGACAATTAGCAAGAACATTAGCGAAATGGTTCACTCTGGCAATCCGCACGATCAGGCCGTCGCCGCGGCGTTGAATATTGCCCGCTCTGGCAAAAAGCAGGGCGGCGAACAAACAGGGAACGTTGTCCACGTTGGCCCGATTCACAGCCCGGTCGCTGGCCGCACGGACCATTTGCCCATGCATGTCCCCGCTGGATCCTACGTCATACCCGCGGAAGAAGTGGCATTTCTTGGCGAGGGCAATACCCTTAACGGGTTCAAAAACATTACCGAGTGGGTGGAGAAATACTATGACCACACATTTACAAATGCTGGCAGTCCTGTCCCTATTGTTGCTGCTGGTGGAGAGTACGTTATACCCCCTCAGTCTGTTTATGGAATTGGTGACGGGAATTTGGAAAAGGGTCACCGGATTTTGGATGAGTATGTAAAGAAACTCCGCCAAAAGCACATCAAGACACTGCAAAAATTGCCGCCGCCCAAGAGGGATTAGAATGAATTTTTCATTGAAAAAACAACGAGTTCGCCTGTCTAAAAGCGCCCGCGCGCGGCTCCCGCGTCCAGAGCGCGTCATGACCGACGCTGTAGCCAGAGTTGCTCAGCCCGATGACGAGGAAGGCATCATGACTTTGGCGCGGATGATTCACCAAGAAATTGGAATGTTTGAGTTAAATGAGCAAAAAGTCCGCGATACTATCCGCCCTATGCTACATAAGCATTTTGGCATTATTGGCGTGGTGGGAAATAAAGACAATCTTGAGGCAATGATTTTGCTTCGGGTGGCTAATAATTGGTATTCGGACACGCCATTTTTGGAAGAAATGTCTGTCTTTGTTCGCCCCGAATACAGGAATGCTACTGTTTCTCGCGTCCAAAAGATGATAGAATTTGCAAAAAAGGCCGCTGATGGCCTTGGCTTGCCGTTAATGATTGGCGTTTTGTCAAATCAGAGGACAAATGCTAAAGTTGAACTCTATGAAAAGCACTTTGGTGACCCGGCGGGTGCTTTCTTCATTTATGGGGCAAGGACGGGACAGCCTGAAGGGGCTGACCTTGCGTCTTAAAGTTTAGGAGAAGGCCCGTGTGCGGTTCTAAAGGTACGTCCACTACAACTTCCACTTACTCCCCTCCCGCGGGCGTTCAAGCCAATTATGACTATTTGGCTAACCAAGCGAAGCAAGTGTCGGCTACGCCTTTTCAACAATACACGGGCGAAATGGTTGCTGGCCTGACCCCCACGCAAGAGGCGGGGATATCTAATGTCAATGCATCGGCTGGACTAGCGCAACCATATTTTCAGGCTGGAACGGGATACGTTCAACAGGCAGCGAATCCATTTAACCAGCAATCCCTTAATCAATATATGTCGCCATACATCAATGATGTCGTGGCGCAGACAATGGCCAACTTGAACGAAACCAATGCCCAACAACAGCAACAAGTGTTGGGCAATCAAATTCAGCAAGGCGCGTTTGGCGGAGACCGCGGGAAAATCGCTCAAGCCGAGTTGGTCCGCCAGCAGAATTTAGCGAATGGCCAGACATTGGCCAACGTTCTCCAAGGCGGCTACGGCCAAGCATTGGGGCAATTTAACGCCGATCAGGCCCGCGCTTTGCAAGCCGGTTCAACTCTTGGGACATTCGGCACTCAGGCTCAGTCGGCAGCAATGCAGGGCGCTCAAGCGCAATTGTCTGCTGGCGCGCAACAGCAAGCAGTCCAGCAAGCGCAAGACGTTGCAAATCAGCAGCAGTTCCAAGCGGCTCAGGCTTATCCGTTCCAAACAACCCAATTTTTGGGCAATATGTTGTTGGGTATTGGGGGGCAATCAGGCGGCACGGCACTTACAAGTGCGCCCGGTCCAAATATTGGGTCGCAAGTTTTGGGTGGCCTTACTACGTTGGCATCTATTCCGTGGGGGTCAGACGAACGCCTTAAAGAAAATATGGAGCCTGTCGGAAAAACCTTCGACGGACAAAATATTTACAAATTCAACTACAAGGGCGACGGCCACACAATGCTTGGCTTAAGCGCGCAGGAAGTTGAAAAGCATAACCCAAATGCGGTTCACCGTGACGATCAAGGCATGCGTATGGTTGACTACGAGTCAGCGACACATGATGCTGCCGACAAGGGCCATTTTGCCCGCGGCGGCGTCGCTGATTGGATGGGTGGAGCAGTGCAAGAGGGATTGGGGCGCGCGCATTTTGAACTTGGCGGGATGCCATATTCAGACCAACCAACTGGCGGGTCAACAAAGCCATTGACGTTGGCCGATGTCATGCGTGTTTCAAATGCTATTCTTGCTAATAGGCCGGGCGGAAAAACTAATATTCCCCAAGCGCCAAAACCGTACGACGACACCGGAATTACAGATGTCGCAAAACAATTGGCGAATGCAACGCCAGAACAAAGAGCGAATATGAAGGCAAATATTGCCTCTATTCGCAATAATCTTGGCCTCGGCACAGTGGATGCTGCATCTATTATTGCGCCAACAAATTATCCTGATCAAACGGCAATGGGCGGTATGTACGGTCGTTTTGCGTCAGGTGGTTTGGTGGGCCGTAAAGCATACGCTGGAGATGATGGCCAATCTGGGGGCGTTTTGCCGTCCGATGGGAAAACTTTGTTCGAAAAAGCCACTGGCATGAATTTGTCTGACAATGCCCGCATGGGGCTGCTTGCTGCTGGCTTGGGTATGCTGTCTAGCCGCTCCCCATTCTTTGGCGTGGGCGTTGGTGAGGGCGCAACTGCGGGCCTTGGCACCTACTATAATGCTCTCGCCAACCAACGCGCTTATGAAAACAAGCAGCGCGAATTGGGTTTAACAGAAGAAGAGCGTGAAATTGGACGGACACAAGCCGCCGCCTCGACGCTGAATGCTCAATCGACGGCAAAAGATGTTGCACTTAGAACCTTGGATAAAATTAAACAAAGTTACAGTTTAGGCACTGGTGACCCAATGTATCCTGATGGCCACGTCAATGGCCCATACGGGAAGCATATGTCTTACGATGAATATCGCAAGCAAATGAGTGGAATGCTGGCCGCATCAGGGGCGTTACCCCCAGAATTAGTAAATATTTTATCCGACCCATCCCAATTAATTTCTCCTGCACCTTCCGTTGCAGGAAAGGCGTTGGGCGGTTCGGCGACAAACGCCAATCAAAGTGACGACCAATCAAACGCGAGCATTGTGGCAACTGCGCCCGCTCCAGACCAAGGGGCCGACGTAGAAAAGCCTATCCAATTGGCGCAAGCAGCGACTGGATCCTCAGCGACCGATCAGGGAGGAATGCAACCAATTGATTATGACAAGTTGGCGCAAGATGCTTTGCGCCGTCGAGATATTGCGCGGTCGCACCCAGAATTTGCAAATTCTGACGCGGTGGCGAAGGCCGCTCAAGAAGATTACGATAAGTATTCTAAATTGTCGCCAACAATCCAAAAACAAGCGCGCGATTTAGAGGCGCAACAAAAGGCTATGGAATTGGGCATCACGCAAATGGGTGATGTTGATAAAGGGTTGGGTGATCGTTCAGATTCACGCCCAGCCGCGCGCGCCCGCATCAACGACGCATCAAAACTTCTTTCCCTTTGGCAATCGGGTCGCTTGAGTGACATTAAAGCGGCAGCGCCAGCGATTGCGGCGTCATTAGGCTTAGACATTAAAAACTATGCATTAAATGATGCGGCCTCGTATGAAACATTTACGAAGGACGCAACGCAAGCAATGTTTGACAAGGTTAAAGACCTTGGTGGCCGTATTTTGGTGACTGAAATTGAAGGCCAAAAACAAGCGAATATGAACCCCGACCTGCAACCAAAAACCAACCGCAACATTATTGGCGTTGCGAAGGGATTGATGGATGCTGAAGACAAATTCTTCGACGATTACAATACTTGGCGAGCCGGTGACGGTAAGTATGCAAACCTCGCACAATATAATGCGTGGAAGGCGGCGTGGCGCAAAGACCCCCAAAATAATTTAGATAATTTTATTGATCAGGGGCGCGCCAATACTCCAGTTCGCGGCGACTTTGCTACGAATGAAAAAGAACGAAAGGCGGGATATAAGTATGTAATTCCGCCCGAAAAACTTGGCGACGAGCAACGCGCTCAATATCCAAATGGGTTGATTGCTCGTTGGACAGGTAAAGGTTGGGATCCGACGTCTTTGGAGGCTCCAGAGTTCTAATGGCTAATCAACAACAGAAAATTTTATCGGACGCTGATTTGGGTATTGTTGGGACGCCAACCCAAACAAACCAAAATGCTGCCGCGCCTCAACAGCCCACACAACCCCCAAATAAGTCTGTTTTATCTGACGCTGATTTGGGGTTGTTGTCTGCGCGGCCAGATTTGCGCCCAACTTACGATGTCCCCAAAAGCGCATTGTCTGCGGCTGAACGCATGCCAATTGGATTTGTTAATGCGCCCGCTGACATTATGAATTTTGTGTCTGACGCATTGGAAAAAGGCTTGGCAACAACTGTTGATGGCGCAATAAATCTTTACAATTCTGCCGTTGGCGACACAGACACTCCTGAAGGCAAGCGTCGTTTGGAAGTTGCCCGAGGTGCTTTGAGTAAAGCGCATGAAACAAATTTAGCGACGCGCCCCTATTCAACTTCACAAATTGCCACGGAAGTTGACCCGTATGCTCGTCAAGTGCTGCCTGTTGGACCCGCGTATCAGTCAAAAACTGGCCCCGGACAATTTACGCAAACGGCTATTGATGTTGCTGGGCCGGGCATGTTTGGTAAAGGGAAACTTGCGACAAAATTGTTGCGCGGCGCTACTTCTGTTCTTGGGGTTGAGGCGGCGGATACTGCCGCTGACTACGCTGGCTTGACTGACCCAACAACTCGCACGGCATTGAGTATGTTGGGAGGCATTACTGGCGGCGGTGTTGGTGAAATGGCCGTGCGCGGCAAAAATGTTGTCGGCAATATTGTTGACCCAACACAGGCGGCAAATGAACGAATTGCTCAGGTTATTAAACAAGCCAGAGAAGAAGGGCGAGCGCCAACTGACGCAGAAATTCAACAAGCACTTGCGTCAAATGCGCCGCTAACGGCTTACGATTTAGCGGGCGAGCGCAGTCCTGAACTTGTAAATCCAGCAGCCACTGGCCCAGAGCGAGACGCTCTGTTGCAAATAAATAAGGCCATTCAAGATCGTGGCGCGGCGGCATTTGGTCGTGTCAACGATGGCTTGGATAATATTCTTGGCCGCAAAGTTGACGCCGGTGAAACGCGCGCAAAAATTTCTGAGCAACAAGGTATAGACAATAAAGCAAATTATGAAAAAGCATTAAGTGACCCTCTAGCAGCAAACATGGAATCGCCAACGGTTATGAAATTAAAGGATAACCCTTTAATTCAAGGCGCTTACAACGACGCTGTAAAAACTTTGGGTGGGTATTCCCCGTCATTAAAGTTTTGGGATCAAGTTAAGCGCAATTTGGATGACGCCAGTAATGCGGCATTTCGTCGAGGCGAGGGCAACTTGGGGTCTGATTTATCGACTGTCCGCAATCAATTGCGTGATGATCTAAAATCACAAAATCCAACTTACGCTGACGCATTGTCTGGCGCGTCTGATTTTTTCAAAGCCAAAAATGCAGTTGATGCGGGGTATAAATACGCAAGTAAATTTAATACTTTCGACGCTGCCCAAGTGAGACAGGCTATTTCTAAATTTAGCCCAGACCAATTGGCTTTGTTTCAAGAAGGTTTTGTTAGTGCTTTGAAGGATAAAGCGCAGGGTGGTGCCGATAAACTTTTAACAGGCCTTGATAAAGCATCGTCGGTTGGGAAATTAAATGATGTGTTCCCGTCCAAAAATGGAACACAAGCGCGTCAAATCCAAAGCATGGTTGATTTGGAAAATATGACGCGCGACGTTGACACAATTAAACTTGCCCAAAATCTTGGCGAAAGCAGTCAGGCTGGCGCTGGAAACCGCATGCTTGAATTTGCAGTTTCCGGTGCTTCTGGATTAGGTTTAGGAGCATTTCAAGGTCCAACAACAGGGACCATTGCTGCTTTAGGAACTTTCCTCGCAACGGAGGCAACGCGTGGCGTTTTAAGCGCCGCTCAAAAAAACGTGGCGCGTCAAGTTGCTGAAACATTGGCGTCTGGCGACGCTGGGAAAATTGCAGAATTGTCTAAGTTGGCCGAGACAACGCCAGCCGTAAAGACAACACTGCAAAAACTAGAACCATTCCTCGCGCATACCGCACTGACCATGACTGGCGTTAATGCAGCCAATGCAAATCAACGCCCGCAACGCGCGTCGGGCGGGTCCGTCATCGACAAAAAGGCAGACGCTTTGGTGAGCGAATCACTCCGCAACCAAAAATTAATCGCCAATCACACAGAGCAAATGCTTTCGATGCCCGACGACGCGGTGATGCAAGCGTTACATGTAGCGCGGAGCGTGGCGGCCTAGTATTTCTCTGCCGCCCGCAATACCCGCTTGGCGTATCTATTTTTTGTAGATACGGAGCCATTATAGCAACCAAGCATGAGCGTAACATCCTCGTGCTTGTCGCGGCAGTAACTCAAATACCGCAAGCCATACTCCAAGTTGTTTTCGGGTTTCATCAGGTCGCTGGCGGACCCACGGAAGCCCATTGATCTGGCAGTGCCGATGCGGATTTGCATCAATCCGTAATTGCCGTCCTTTTCAACGTTCGGCTTAAATGTGCTTTCTACGTCAACAAGCCCCAATGCAATTTCTGGCTTGATGTCATGTGAAATCGCTGCCGCACGAATCATTTCATGCAGGGGCGAATTGGCTGATTTGCTAACGGTCTCGCAACCTACCGAAACCAAACAAGCGAGTATTAAGGTCGATAGTTTCATCACGCTCAACGCGGGACGATTGAACCATCTAACTTCTTTTTCCACTTGGAGGTTTTACCATATGGAAGCGGAGATTTCGACCCCCTAATTCCCAGATGTTTGGCTTTCTGTCTTTTGGCTTTTGCGGTCATTTGATGGTCCTTTTTTGTCTTTTCTTTTGCACATGGCTTGCATGTCAAACGAATGTTGTCGTCAGTGTCCGTGCCGCCTAATTCCAATGCACGGACATGCTCGAATATAAACTGCCCAGTCATCAATTTGATGCCGCACAGCATGCACTTCCCGCCCTCGCGCTCCCAAATCGCCAATTTTCTTTTGGCTGATAGGTTGCCACGCTTGGTTGTTCCGACGTCCTCAATCATGATTTAATTCCGATTGCGGGACAAAAAATGCTGGTCGTCCACCGGCGGGGTCGCGCCACCATTTTTCTTTTTTCCCGTCGCGGGCAGTAATCCACCCCCTGACGTCATAAGTTCCATTCAAGCCAGTGAGCAACCAGAAAATTTTATCGTCCTCGTCCTTTGGGTGAAGAATTAAATCACCATTGGACCGTGACGATGTTCTCACTTGGTAATTACCAACGTCATCGCCGCGCATCTTTCCCTTGCCATGCCAAAACACATTTAAGTGCTTCGCCAATGCAAATTCCCCCATCGCGCCCTCAATGGAGTATTGCCAATCGTTTTCATGGCCAGCGCCATACGCTGGCTTCACATTGTTTTTCACATTTTCTATTTGTCGCATGATGCCAGCATTTGCCGCCAGCAACATATCGGATGCGGTTAAAACAATTCGCGTCATTTGAAATTGTTTCCTGCTCGTTGGTTGGCTTGTTCTGATCGCCACGCCTCAATTACAGCGTCGGCGCGGTTTCTTTCGGCTCGGTAATATTCGTCCCACTTAATTGCTTCGGCTTCATCATCAACGGCTTGGATATACCGACTGTGTTGCTCGGCCCAAGCCTCTTTCATGGCGGATGTTTTTTCTTCGGAGTTGAGGATCAGGTTCGCCCTGACCCTCTTTCTCGCGTGTTCAGCCCTGAAACGATTGGCTCTGGCCTCGGCCCCCTGCTCACTGTGCGCCGCAAGGAAATTAAGCGCCTCTTCCATCATTTCATCGGTTATGAACTTCATTCGTATTTCTCACTGAAATTAGGATCATACGGGACCAATGTAATCCAGCACTCACCGTCTTGATTTGTTAGTGGGGCCGCTTCAAGGGACACATTGATATTTGTGCCATTGCGGCCCAAGAAGCCGCGGCCCAGTTTTGTTTTCCTGACATTGCCATGCCGATCCTGACGGTAAGACAAGACAATATATTCAGTTGATCCATCTTTATCTTGATTCATATTGCCTGTGCCTTTCTGCATGGTGTGTCCGGCACAACCAAATTACTTCTAACGGTTTTGAATAGTCTTCGTGATGCGCCTCAGACCTTGAATTACCACAAACTACACAAGGCGTCTTTATCAATTTTTTGCTCCTTATGGCATTGCGAACTATAATATGCGTTTTCCGTTTTTCTGGATTTTTTTCAATCCAATTTTTTTTGTGTTCTCTTAACTTTTCTCTATTTTTTTCTGCCCAACGTTTTCTTTGTTGCCTAGCATATTCACGACGTTCTTCATTATGATAATACCTATTCCGGTCATATTCCCGAACGTGGTCATTTTCTGCTCTGTGAACTTTAACTCTGGATTTAACGCATTCTTTACAATGGTTTAGATATCCATCTGCCATTTTAGCATGAGCATAAAATCCAGAGTTGAGTTCTTTTTCACATCCGCATGAAATGCAAACTTTGGTCTTACCCATAACAAACCTCTGCGAGTTGGGAATCAGTCCCACAGAGGTTAATTAAAAGGGATTTCGTCGTCAATATCTACTTCCTCCGCTTCCGCAACCTTAGGCTTGGCTTTGGTCATCGTCTTACTCAGTAAGGAAGTCTTTGGCGGGGCGGATGCACGTTCGCCCGATGAATTCTTTTCGGTGAAGGAACAAGTCCAGAACTCGCCAGATTTGCCATTCTTCGACCAAATGCTGATGTAGTATTCCTTCCCATCAACCATGACCGAGCCGTTAAAGTCCGGCTGGTTGTCACGCGTTTTGCGATTATTGACGAAGAAGGAGCCACTATTGTCGCGTTGTTCGTATGCCATTTCACTTTGCCTTTTTACTTGCATTGATTTCTTTTACGCGGTCTGAACAGAGTTGGCGCAGTGCCTCGTAGTCCTCGCTGTCCTTTTCCAAATTCATGGTCGCAAAGTTTTCTTTTAACTCTTGCTTCCAAAAATCCTGAACGTCCTTGACCGTCTCGCACATTTCCACGGCCATTTGGAAGACCCGCATATAAGTCAGCAAGTCTTTTGTATAGTTGGCCCACGGCAATGTCTTGGCTGGCTCAGATGACGAGGCTTGCTGATCCCGCTCAGGATCATCGCCAGTCTCAATCTGAAACAGTTTGAACAAGAAATATTTATTCGCGCCAGTGATGGCCTTGTAAACACCCTTGTCACCCACAGCGCCATTCTTTGCGCGGTCGTTACCGCAGCCAGAAATGCGAATGGGCGTCGGCCAAATGTCGCCATCCCTGTGGACCAGCGTGTATTTCATGTCCACAATGGTGTTGCCATGCTCGTCCATCGGCCTGACCATTTCAACCGACGGGATAAGGATCAAGCCTTCCTCGATCAAGGCTGGACGCAAACGCTCCAACAAGTCGGCCTCTGACGCATACTTGTAGCCGTGAAATTTATTCTCACTGCCCTTTTGAACGTAACCGACCTTTGCCATTACGTTGTGCAATGCTGTCGCTATCTTCGCACTCATTTCTTCAATTTCCTCTGATTGATAAGGCTGTTCCGCCATTTGAGAGGGTGACGCCCGGCACATCCATTTTCTCCAACATTTCTTTCAGCAATACCCTATTTGGTTCTTTTTTGATTCGCATGAAGTCGTCTGGGATCGCGTACTCGTCATACACGACGACCGACGGCGGCACGTTCCTGATGGAAATCGTCGCGGTCGGGAATTCCATTTTCTTGATGTCCGCCACTTCCATCAGGCGCTTCATCAATTCACGGCCAAATTCGACCCGCTTGTCAAACCGAATTTGGCGATCCTTGATGTCACGCATGGCGGCGTCGCAAGCATTGGACAGGTAAATTGCGTCTTGTGTGCGGCGCAACAATCTTTCCATAGTTTCACGAAAATCTGTAGAACCTTCAAGCATATCCGCCCTAAGTTCCTCGTCTGCGGCCAGTTCTGGGTAGCGTTCCAGAAGCAGTTCAATTGTGCGCCGCAATATTTCAATATCGTATTGATTTGGCATTCGATTCCTTTCACAAAACCTGTTTAGGTTTTTGTTCTTATGTTGTCCCCAACGGGAAGATCATTTACGCATAGTGAAAATTTAGTCAAGAGGCCCACAATGCTATTACAACTCAATCCGCCCATCCCAGTCATTACGCCAAAGGGCAAGGGGCTGGCCCATGTCCTGATCGACTACGGACCAGAACATGATCTTCTTTGGGTCGTATTTCAAGACGAAAATGGCGAGTGTTGGACTTTTAACAACAAAGAAGTCCGCGGTCAGGTAAACGTAACCATGAGCAGACCAATTGTTGCCCAGCCATTTGCGGCTAACCATGAGCGGCCAAGGATTGTGCCAAATGTCTGAACATCCATTGCGAAAATGGCGCATAAACAACAACATTACCCTGACAGAATTGGCGTCGCGGTGCGGCACGACGGCAGCGTCAATCTCACGCATTGAGCGAGGATCGCAGCAGCCGTCTATGGCCATGCTTATGAAAATTTTTAAGGCCACAAACGACGAAATTAATTTTTGGCATTTCATGTGTGAGTGGGAGGGTAATCGTGATCAGGCTTGAATTACCATTAGCGCCCAGCACCAATCGGCTTTGGCGCGTCGGAAAGGGCGGTCGCATGTATCGCGCCCCTGAGTATGTCGCTTGGCTAGAAGAAGCCGGTTGGATGATTAAAGAACAAACCAAGAACCAAATATCGGGGGCGTATGTCCTCCACATTTCTGCAACCAAGCCAGATCGTCGGAAACGCGATTTGGACAACTTACTGAAATCAACGAGCGACCTTTTGGTGAAGATGAAAATAGTCGAGGACGATTCGGAATGCCGCGGAATTGCCGCCGAGTGGGCGGATCATGGCATCCCGATGGTTGTGTCTATTTACGGCATCGAGGAGGACGCATGGACAGAGAACCGCAAACGATTGATGAATTGAAGGCTCGCTATTTGGCCGTGAAAAAACGGCTGGGCGGCGTTTCTGGCCCCACGGGTGTTGTGCCGGTGGAACGCGTCCGCGTGTCGCCTGACCGACGTGAAATCCGCCCCGACATTCTTGAAGTTGCGCCGCCCAAAATGCGGTTTACGGCAATGCTTAGGGAACTCGCCAAGATGCACGACCTCGACCCCGATATAGTGAAATCACCATGTTACAAACACGACGTAATTCGCGTCCGTCAGGAATTATTCTACCGCGCCGTCAATGAGTTAGGCATGGGCTATTCGCAAATTGGCCGCATGATGCACACAACGCACTCGACCGTGATGTATGGCGTAAAGGCCCACCAAAAAAGACTTGCCGAGGCTGGTTTAAGGGCTTAGGTTATTTTTGTCCGCCGGATGGTCCGGTGGCAGTTCCTGTAATCCTCCTTTGACTTCACCCCGCCAGCGAAATCTCCCATTCGTTGGTGGGGTTTTTTCTCGCGCGCGCGCGTTGACTTCCAGTGCTTGACTTCCAGTGCTATGCTAAGGTAATCTAGCCAGAGTAATGTAATGGATATCTTCCAGAGTATAGTAATAATAATATATATATATAATACACATAACAGGAACCGATATGGTCAAGGCTATTCTCCGAGATTACCAAACCGACGCAATCGCTAAACTTCGCGAATCACTTTCGTCCGGCCACAAGCGCCCGGTCGTGCAAATGCCAACTGGCGCTGGCAAGACAATTGCGGCGGCTGAAATTGTCCGCATGGCGCGGTCGAAGGACAAACGGGTTTTGTTTTGCGTCCCGTCACTGTCCCTGATCGACCAAACCGTGGACAAGTTTGAAAAGCACGACATTTGGGAAATTGGGGTGCTTCAGGCGATGCATGAGCGCACTGATTTGACCCAGCCCGTTCAAGTTTGTTCAGTTCAAACTCTGGCTAGGAGAAAAATACCGCCAGCGGATTTGATTATCGTAGACGAGTGCCACGTCATGTTCAAATTCTACGACGATTGGTTCAACAGTGATGCTTGGAAGGATGTTCCGGTCGTCGGCTTGACTGCCACGCCGTGGGCCAAGGGCATGGGCCGCATTTACGATGATTTGATTATTGGCACTACGACGAAAGAACTAATCGACCGCGGCCATCTGTCTGACTTCCGCGTTTTTGCTCCCGCTCACCCTGACCTGACCGGCGTGACTGTTGTTGCGGGTGACTACAACAAAAAGCAACTTGGCAAGGCGATGGACAAGGCTCCCTTGGTTGCCGATATTGTTTCGACGTGGTTAGAGCGCGGCGAAAACCGGTCAACGATTTGCTTTGCGGTGGACAGGGCGCATGCCAAGCACATCCAGAGACTGTTTTTGGAGGCGGGAGTTCCAACAGGATACATGGATGCTTACACTGATCTGTTGGAACGCGCCGAGATCGCCAGACGGTTTGCTGATGGAGAATTGAAAATTGTCTGCAACGTTGGGGTGCTTACAACCGGAGTAGATTGGGATGTGCGTTGCATCATTCTGGCGAGACCCACAAAGTCGGAAATTTTGTACACGCAAATGATTGGCCGCGGTCTGCGCACTGCCGAGGGTAAGCAAGACTGTTTGATCCTCGACCACAGTGACACCACTCTGCGTCTGGGATTTGTGACGGATATTTCTTACGACAAACTTGATGATGGACAAGGCAGGGGAGTAGCAGAGCGTGAAAAACAAATTCCATTACCCAAGGCATGCCCCAAGTGCGCGTTCCTTAAACCCCCGCGCACTCCGCAATGCCCGGCATGTGGTTTTAAGGCTGAGGCTGTTAGTAAGGTTGAACATACTACGGGAGAATTGCTGGAACTTTCACGTGATGGAAAGAAGCAAGTCTCTGCTTACACCACGAAGGAAAAGGAAACGTTCTACTCCGAATTGCGTGGTTACGCGATCACTCGTGGATACAAAGACGGGTGGGCATATTGGGCATACAAGGATAAATTTGGGGTTGGCCCCGCAAACTCGTTTAAGGCAGTCGCCCTCGCGCCGTCGGCGGCTACGCTGAGTTGGATTAAACACCGCAACATTGCTAAAGCAAAATCGAAAGAGAAACATGAAAAACGAAACGAATCCCGTCCTTCGGCCTGAAGACCTCGCCCGCGGCAAGTGGCAAGAAATTCTCCCGCAATTGGGTGTCGAGTCCCGATTTTTAGTAAACCGCCACGGATCTTGCCCGATATGCGGCGGCAAGGATCGCTTTCGGTGGGACGATAAAGACGGGCGCGGCACGTTCATCTGCAACTCGTGCGGCGCTGGCGATGGGTTTCGATTGGCGCAACTTGTCACTGGGAAGAGTTTCCGGTCTATATGCGACGCAATTTCAAGCATGACTGGAAAGAAATTGCTGGCGTCTTCCGACCACGCCGAAAGGTTGCGCCAGAGACAGGTCGTCAAATCAATTTGGGACGGCGCTGGGGCGGTTTCAAATGATGGGCCGGTAGCAACCTACATGAAGGCCAGACTGGGCATTCAGTGGCGTTCTAAATCAATCCGTGAGTATAGCGGCGCAAACCTATTGTGGCACCCTGAGGCCAAGAAATCATTTCCGGCAATGGTGTCTCAGGTCGTGGGCGTCGATAACATGGCCCACAATGTCCACATCACGTACCTGACCGACGACGGACACAAGGCTAAGGTAAATCCAGCCAAGCGGGTTGGCGCTGGGCAAATACCAGACGGGTCAGCAATTAGGCTCGCGCCGTCGGATTTCCACATGGGCATTGCCGAGGGCATCGAGACAGCCATTGCGGCGTCGATCATTAATCGCATACCCGTGTGGTCGGCCATTAACGCAAACAACATGGCAAAATGGAAGCCGCCACAGGTCGTCAGAAAAGTGACAATATTTGGCGATAATGATGCCACATACACTGGCCACAAGGCAGCATATACGCTAGCCCAGCGGCTCAGTGTTCAGGAGAAACTGGACGTTGAGGTTCGGATTCCTGACTACGTAGGGCAGGATTGGGCAGATGTTCTGGCTGGGGTTTCCAAGGATCGAGACCGGCGATGACTGCGGCGGCAACCAAGTCCGCATACAGTGGGGAGCCGGTCTTTTTCCATTGGGCAATGGTTGTCCTATGAAATCCCATCGCCTTAGCCAGTTGATATTCCCACGCGCCAAATTCGTCGCGCACGTAGTCCACAAAGGCAGTAAATTCTTCCGCAGTCATGCTGTTAACCTTTACGGGGTTGTAATTACTCCCGTTTTATGTATTTTACGCTCGAAGTCAAAAGGGGGTGTTCAATGGGCATGAAACCAGTATCCGACGAAATATTGAAGCAAACACTGCACGTTTATTACCGATCAGGAAAAAGCAGAATGGCGGCGGCGGCGTCATTGTCCATTCCGAAGCCCACATTTCAAACGCGATTAGAAAAAGCAGTTTTTAGGTTTCCAGAATTAGTTGAGCAATACGAAAAAGAAATAATTGGGGTTTTGGCGGAGCAATGGCTTTACCCCCAAATTTTGTCTGGCGAAGTAAAAAGTGGGTCGGTGTTAATTGGTGGCGATGCCCACATATGGCCCGGCGTTAATACCATAACGATGCAAGCATTTGCCAAAGTGGCAAAGATATTAAAGCCAGACACAATTATTTTGAATGGTGACATCATAGACGGCGCGCGGGTTTCACGGCATGGCGCGACACTAAAATCAGCCGCCCCAAAAGTTTCCGCCGAAATCGACGCCGCCAATGAGTGGATGTCAACTTTCCCCAGTGCCAAACGGCGCATTTTTACAATTGGCAACCACGATATGCGGGTCGATAATTACCTCGCCAATCAAGCCAGTGAATTAGAAGACTACGTTGGAAGATTGTCTGACCGTTTTCCAATGTGGGAATTTTGTTACTCGTATATCATTAATGACTCAGTGGAAATCAGGCACCGGTTTCGTGGCGGCATTCACGCAGCCTACAACAATGCATTGAACACGTCTTTAACGACGGTCACAAATCACACGCATGCCCAGCAGGTCACAGCCATCAGGAACCGTCGCGGCTCTCACTGGGGAGTGGAAACTGGAATGCTTGGCGATCCAAACCACAAAGCATTCCAATACGCTGAGGGGACGCAAAGCCGCGCTCACCTTGGATTTGCCGTCCTTACATTTGACGAAGACGGGATCCTTCTCCCGCCCGAACTTTGCCAAAGCGTGAATGGTCGTCCGGTTTTCCGCGGTTCGTACGTTCTGTAAAAACTTCATGGTAATGCTTCCGGCACCACGACGAATTACGGAAGGGCGTCCCGCCACAGCATTTGATCTTGTGGGCGTCCCGTGACGTATTGAGAATATAAGTGCAGTGATGGAAGCGCCGCGTCTCAAAGTATGGGATGCCCTCCACCGGTGCTTCTTGCTCTACAATTGGCGTGAATGCATTAATTACGGGCAACGGTTCCTTTGCCACTTTAATAACCTTCGGGCGCGAAATTCGTTTTGGCCGAGCATGGAAACGTTTTTCGCGCGTTGGCCGTCCCTCCGTCTTTTTTGGAACGTCGGGCATTTCTTTCCGAAGCCGGTGTAAATAACCCAAGACGCTATTGCGTGTTCGGCCATTGCCAAGTGTTTCCGCAATTGCCACTGCGGTTTCGCCCTTGCGCCACATATCAAGCACAATGTCTTTTTCGTCTTCTGACCAGTATGCTGGCATCACATCACCACCAAAAAAACACATAATAGAACAACGGAGCGATTAAAGGTAGTAATACCCAAACTGCCCTGACAGCAGTCAATTCAGCGTCTTTATAATTGTAATACCCACACCATCCCAAACTCCAAAACAAACAGAAAATTATATATTTTAGAACGTAATGAAAAGTTTCCATCACTCCCCCTCCTTCAGTGCAGCACGGGCAGTATTCCCGCCATCCTGTAAAATTTCTTCGTCAAGCACCGGCGACACGATGCCCCAGTCAGCATAATACTGCAACGCGTTACGCAATTTTTTGATCTCCATGCCTAACTTAAAATTGTGATTCCACGCCTCCAATGCCATCCTGACATCATCACCTAGATATGACTGAACCATATCCAGCATGCAAGAAACAGTTCTCAATGACGCAGCAATGGGAGTTGCAACATCCAAGAGTTCATGCCCCTCTAATTCCAAACGCCTTAACCGATACGTATCAATCCGCATCAGCCTAGACTTAAGGGCTTCATTTTCTGCTTTTAATTGTTTAATTTCGTCATCCGTAGTCATTGATCTTTATCCTCTAACAGTGGGTTTAGATTGCTCCCAATCATTCTTAACGCCTTCTCGCAAACGATCAACGATGTCCATCACTCACCCTCCTTCAACGCATTCAATTCTTTTTCTTTCTCTTCATAAAGTGCAAAATATTTTTCGTATCGTTCTTCCCAATAATTGTCTTGCCATTTTTCAACGAAGTCTTTCATTTCGATCAGCAGCCTGACAGCAGCCCATACACCCATAACGATCCATGCGATTTCAACCAGATTGCTTGTATTTGTAATTGTAATCATTACTACCCCTCCTTTAGTGCAGCGTCAGATATTTCATACGCTTTCATTGAATCTCGCGGCGTATCACCAAGTTCATCCCTGATTACACGCAACGCTTCCCGCAACCGCTCATTCTCTTTGCGTAAATCTACGATGTGATCCAATGTCACTGGATCAGCGTATCTGTCTGTCACAAGTTTTTTGCTTCTGAAACCAGTCATTGTTGCGCCTCATTCGTTGCGGTGATTTTTGACCGGCGTTTGCTTATGCTTCCACCCTTGGCCCCGGCCTTGCGGGCCGCGTCGGGGTTGCGAACGAAGTGCCGTTTTTCGCGTGGTGAATTGGCTCCGCCCTTGGCCGCCAGCAGTTTGCGCTTCTCCTCGCTCATGCTGGCAAAGCCCCGACGTTTGTGGCCATTGGGGGCGTCGCTGACGGTCTTCGCGTTTTCTTGGCTAGGCGAGGACTGCTCAACTATTGGAGCGGCCTCCTTGGCCTTCTTGCGCGGTTTAGTCATGCTTTGCGGGTCCGGTTCCGCTTTAATGATACGGATAGCCATTAGTGCAATGCTCCGTCTGGGCCTTCTTCCTCGTCTTCGCCAACGGCATCGACAATTGCCATCATAACGGCCACCATCATTTGGTCGCGCACCTCCGTCAATTTACGGGCGAGGTCGGTAACAATTGCCAATTGCGTCATCGGTTCCATCACCTGAAATTCTTCAAGGAAAAACATTGCCTCATCACCAACAATCACTATTGGTCGGCCAATGTCTTCATTTGCTTTGACGGTAAATTCCGCCATTTTCACCTTGTCCTGTTTTTTCTTGCTCATGGTTGTTTGTCCTTTGTGATGTTAACGGATACCAAATATGCGGGGTTACTAGAAACTTTCGGGTCTCTCATTATTAGCCAAGTCCTGACGCGCGGCCCCGTGAGGTCGCGCGCCTTCTTTTTCTTCAGCCAAGGAATAATCACGCGACCTTGACCGATGCCAGATCGACGTAGGCTGAGAAGGTGATTGCGCCAGCGCGCATGCTCTGCTTGCTGTGCTTCTGGACCCACATTTCGCCCATTTCCTTGGTGATCTTGTCCTTGTCGAGCGACCACGCGATCACGCTGTCGCCGACTTTTGCAGTGAAGGCGTGGCCATTGATCTCGCTCTTGCCGCGCGACCGAATGACTGCCTTGGCCTCGTCCAGTTTCTTGCCAATCGCGGCGTGAAGGGCGTGGAGTTTTGCCGTCTCGTCCACGAGGTCGGCGTCGCTCAGTGCAATAAAATCAACTGCTGGTATCATTGTCGTTCTCCTTGTTGTGGGCTGTCGCCCTGTTGACGCATAACCACTAGCATACGAATTTCGTGTCAGTCAACTGACAATTTTCAATCGCATGACGTGCTTCGGACCACATGCACCGAATATTCGCCGTCGATTTCGTCCACGCGGGTCGATGGTCCGTATCCCCAGTTTCGGTCGTAGTAGGCATCCGCCCAGCGTTTTGCGTGTTCCTTGTCGCGGAATCCGGTCATGGTAAACGATACCTGACTGCGGCCATACAGCAATGGTTTCCCGTCGATGCATGTGAGGCCAGTGGGGTCGAGTGGATTTGTTTGGTCAAGCATTGGTCTTCTCCTTCTTTGGTTCGATTACGAATTGCCCGCCCTGCCATGTGATGACGTCGTAGTGGTCGGGGTGCTGCTGGTCTTCTTAAAGCCAGTAGATTTTGCCTGAGATGGCGCGGATGGCCTCTGGCACTGTCTCTGTCTCCGCAATCACGCGGATCGCATACATGTTGGTGTAGTCTTTGACCTGATACATTGTCGTTCTCCTTATGCTAATGCTTTAATTGCGTTGCGCGCTTCCTCGATGTTGTCAAATATGCCAACACCGCCCTGCTCTGCTCGCTCAAACAATCGTTGCGCGGCATCTTGCGATGCCTCGTCGGTGATCACCATTGCGGTTTGAAAACCCTTGGCAAGTTCATATCGCTTGTCGCTGTTAGGCAGTCTGTATGACGTGACAATGCCACCCTTAACGCCCGCCGCCTTGGCCACTGTATAGTCAGTGTAGAAGGTCTTTTTCATCTTGATATCGGTCATGCTTTTCTGGGTGGCAATCATGATCACCTTGCCGCGTTTTGTCGTTGCCATTGTCATTCTCCGTGTTGTTTGTTTCAGTGAAATCACTTTAAAGAAAAGCATGAGCATATGTTAAGCGCACTGCTCATGCTTTTTTATTTTTATTCTTCGGCACAATGTTCAGCAATTTCCCGCCAATTGACTGATGAAAGAAAAGCAAGTGCATAACTTTCCGCCAATGAATTTTCGGTAATCTTCAAAGGACAAACAATCTCCTCTGCGTATTCTTTTATTGCCAATGCAAAGTCGCCTAAATCTTTTTTATTCCAATTCATGTCCTCAACGTCTATGCCGTCAAAAATTTCAAGGTTTACGCGCCACGTCGCATAATTAGTCCATCCATTGTATGTATTGTCTGTCATTGTCAGTCTCCGTTGGTTTGGGCGTCGCCCCGTTGTTGATGATTGGAGATTACGAAAAGCATCAGCATAAGTGAAGCCACAAAAAAGCATGACTGTTATGCATAAAATGCAATGCTCATGCTTGCCATGCATTGGACGCGTGATAGAATGCTTATGTGATTGATTCGTCAGTGTTTTTTGCCTTTCACTGATTCGTTACAGGGGTATGACAATGCAGTTTTTGTGGTTTCTCGCGCATGAAGATGGGTCAGTCACAATGAAATATCGTGGCGAGCCAGATGAGTGGGATGAGGCTGTAAAAGCGAACGTGATCATGGCTGTGAGGGATTTGGTCGAGGGCATGACAGGCGAAGACATCGCTGACATCGAGATAGTGGAATTCGATGAAGAACTGCCCGAAATGGTTGGTAGAATAACACCGTTCAAACCCCGCACAGTGCAATGAAAGGTCATGCTTATGTCTGATTATGATGAAGTGCCGATGCTCACTGTCAGCATCATTAATGATGAGGTCGCTGATAATATCGTCGATCTTGATTGGGTCGAGGAATTTGATTTGATGCCGTTCGAGACGCAGATCGCTTTCCTTGAGCAGTTGATTGACCAACTTGAGCAGACGCTTGAGTGGGTTCTTGAGGCGGCTGAGGATGCCGATGATTTATCTGACGAAGCGGATGAGGAAGAAGACGACGCTGATGCTTGATAATGCTATTGGTTGCGGCGGGGTTAATCGCCTTGCCGCAATCACACTGGCAAGCACAAGCATAAGGTAACACAATGCCAGATACACACACAGACAACAGCAAGACAGCCAATGCTCATGCTTTGACAGACAAGCAAGCCAAGGAAAAGAAGCGCAAGGGCAATGCAATGGACCCGCAAGAAAAGGCAAAGATAGCCAACAAGGGCATGCTCACAATTGCTGATGTCGATGCCATGCTTGACCCGAAGAAGAGCAGGGGAAGGCCGACAATGTATAGCGAGGAAATGCGTGACAGAATATGCATGTATCTCGCGAATGGCATTACAATGGCCAAAATATGTCAGACAGATGGCATGCCAGCGTTTGATACTGTTTGGAAGTGGACTATGCGCCACCCAGATTTTGCGGAAGCCACCGCGCGCGCCCGTGAAATTGGCACGCATTACCTTGCCGACGACTGCATTCGGATATCGGACGACCCTGAACTGGATCCCGCTGACAAGCGCGTGATGATCGACACCCGCGTTCGGCTAATTGGTAAGTGGAACCAATACTATAGCGACCGTCAGCAGGTGCTTGTCGCGGGCAAGATCGACGTCCAACCCATTGATGTGAACGCATTGGACTTTGACCAGCGCGATGCATTGGCGAGCATGCTTGAAGCAGTAGCATTGCCCAGCCCTGATCAGGATGATCTATAACACCCAGTGCTAGGATTGCATTAGAAGACCAAGGACGGCCTTTATGCTCATGCTAGGCAATCACACATGCCAGCCAAGAGATTGCCGCTGTTGACGAATTCACGTTTTGTTCTGTTTCCATAATGGGAATAAAAGCATAAACGCACGCTATGCAATGCTCGTGCTTGCCCATGCTCATGCTTGCGTATAGTCATGCTTACGCACCGTTATACTCATGCTTACCTATCTGTATGGTCATGCTTACGATGCGTCACGCTTATGCTTATCTGCCGTATGGTCATGCTTAACGTATCGTTATGCTTATGCTTAACGTATAGTCATGCTTTACCAATGGTCATGCTTTGGTTCTGCTTTCGTTCACCTTTTGTTCCGCTCGGTCGCGCGCGATAGAACAAACCGTGAACAAACAGGGAACAGACCGTGAACAAAACCAGAACATGGGGGTGGGGTGGGGGTGGCGGCACCCCCCGCTAATGGGCTAGGTCCCCATACGGATTCGCACGCAATCCACTCGGACATTTCAAAAATCTGTCCAAAGCAATTTGACATCCCACGTAAACGCCCCTATGTATGCTTCAGTCATGCGGCGGCGTGGAAAGCAGACACGCAGCAATTTATGGGTAAACAGGAACCACAATACGAGCGCCCATACGTCCCAAGTCCATACGGCCAGTGGTAGGGCTATGTTATGGCGGATGTCGATTACCACAGATCGTTTTGGTTCCAGCCGGAGTAGCGACCGGCCCGCATGACTGTTCATCATTTGACATCCCCCGTAAACTGTAGCATAAGCATACCACTGGCCTACACTGGTTTGCGTTCCGGTCTGGCTGTGGCGTCTGCTCGTACGCTTATGGTAAACGCAATGCTGTCACGCTGGGCGGGGGCGTGGCTTAAGACAATGGAAAGCCACTCAGGCAATTCATAGCCCGTCCCCTTTTATTTTGTTCAAGGGGGTGGGGGTGGGGTATCCTTATGGCCCCGTATTCAATACAAATTATCAACAGGCCGCGGGACTCCAGCGCATAGTTGGCCCCTATAATTTGCATGATACGCAAAAGCGACAAAGGAACCACTCATGACTGCCAAACCCCAAAGCGACGGGTCATTTGAACTAATGTCCTTGAAGGGCCTTAAGGAAAAATACCAATCACCGGTGCAGCCGCCCAAACAATCAAATTCTGGCAAGCCCTTGTCATGGTGGAAAAAGGTTAAGCAATACCTTAACCGTAACCAAATTTTGCGGGAAGAGAATGCGCGGCTGCAAGCAAAACTTTTGGAAGCCATCCACACATCGCAAGAGTCTGGACACAATGGGCTAAAGTTGTATGCCGAAAACGAAGCACTGCACTTTGTTGTAGCGGAATTGCGGAAAGACCTCGAAGCATCAAAAAAGCATCCGTATGAATTTAATGGCGAAAGTCGTTACTACTTCATGGATAGAATGAGGGCCGCCGAAGAAAAGTTGGGCATGCTTCAACTTCAACATGACAGCCTAATGGAATGTTATGGCCGCATATTGAAGGATTGGGAAAATCTGACCGGAATTAAATTCAACCCAAAATAATACCCGCCAACTTATTAAATATAAACTAACACCCCAATTGACAGTCCCAAGTTTACGCGCTATGTAAAGGACATTCGGAATACCCACCAATATAGTCTCCCTGCAACCGAGGCGGCAACGGGCAAGCGTTTAAGGCGCTACAAGGTTAGGTTCGGTTTATTGGTGGGGTAAGTATATTTGGGACCGTGAAACTTAACAAGCCGTCATTTACATTAACGGAGAAATAAAATGGAAAAAACTGGTGATAAGGGGCTTGGCATAAGGACGTGCAACATTATCCCGCTTTTAAGTGCTTCAACTAATTTCTATCGTCAGCATTGGGATTCCATGCCCCAAAATACCAATCGTGAATACATAGAGTTTATGGCAACAGCGAGTAAGGACCTATTTGATGATCCTGAGGACGTTTTGTCAAAATTGCTTATGAGTGAAATTAATAGGATTCATGAAACAAAAGTTTGGCAGCGAAATGCTATTTATAAAAACAAGCAAGAACTAAGGTGGAACATTGAATGGAAAGTTTTCCCAGAATGCAATGAATCGGAAAAATTCGCAAAAATTTATGCAAGGTTTGCAATTTATCCAGAGCCTGTTACAGAAGCGACAAGTTGACACTACACGCAAATTGACAGTCCTAAGTTTACGCGCTATGTAAATGCAATGAATTGCAACGGAGAATAAACATGACTACTGACGATCAACTAGACAAGCGGCACCAAGCACTACACAAAATTGGCGAGGCAGTTGATGGACTGAAATACGCGGAAGTCCTTGGCGTGTTGGCTTCCTTTGCCAGCCTTGTCCTTGATGAATTGCCACCCGAAGTGCGGGCAAATGCCGCCAAAGGATTTTACGAAGCAATTTGCGAGCCATCCCAACCACGGATAATCATCCAATGATTGCCACGCGCCGCAAATTTATCACCGGCTTGGCTGCACTTGTAGCCGCGCCAGCAGTAATACGCTTCTCTGGCATTATGCCGGTCAATGCCGCGCAAGCATCACCATTTGCAATGATACGCGGCCTAGATTTGACCGGCAGGGAAGTGGTCCACAAATTGTGGGAGCCAATGTCAGTCAATCAATTTGCTGGCACGGAAATGTTCCGCAATATGTCCATGGTTAATTCATGGGAATACGCAAAGCCAGTAGTCCCACTGGCCCCGCCGCCATTTGTGCTGGATGACAAGACTGTTGACCAAATTATAGAGGAACGCATCCTTAAGCGGGAGCAACAGCGCCAAACGTGGAGAGATTCACTTGCCATTGGCTGGTGGGGCAATGACAAAACTACTGCGGCGGCATCTCAATTGCGTCCTTTTAAGGACAAAACAGCCGATCTTCAAATATTTGACGGCAACAATTTATGGATGCAAAAAAATCATGGGTTACAACCAGTAACATCAGCAAAAGAGGAGTGGTTCCGATGTTTATAAATAGAGAAAATACATTTCCCCTAGAACCATACATTCCCGACCACCCATCCGTGGCCGAAGACAAAGCAAACGCTGTGCTTGATGATACAAAATCGGATTTTGAGGCGCAAGTTAAGTGGGAAGTGTTTATGAGAAATCATTTCTTAAAAATGCGGAACAGTGACCGGTTCAAAGATTTTTCGCCCGATGTACAGCAAGAAATTATCGACTGGCTAGAACACGCGGAGAAAATTGATGCCAAAGTCAAGGCGCAGTCACGGTGACTCCGGCATAGGGAATAGCCTAGACCCCGGGTACAGGGTCAGGCTCACTACAGTCCGCGAAGAAAAGCGGCTGCAAAAGATACGGGCAACACTCAGCCCCGAAAAGTCAAAAGTAACACTGCCTAAATTTTCATGGGACAAAGACAAATGAAAAGCACAATGGAAATGTCATTCTCTTTGAAACGAGAGTGCGATAGAGGCCCAACAGTCACAACAATGAAGTTTACTCCCGGCACACCCAGCGTTCTCGTTATTCGCCAAGGATCAAACCGCGTGGAACTTACAGTTCCTGAATTGTCCGCGTTTCGCTATGTCCTTGGCGAGATACTTTCAATCAAACGCATCGTAAAAGACATGGATAAGGAAGAAGACAATGACGACTACTGATAACCCGCATTATGTGACGCCTGAAGAGGCTAAAAAGAAAATCTGTCTATCATCAATGGGCGGCTTATTAATGGTTCATGATGCTGTTATGGCATCAGAACATGAGTGCTATGGCCCAGATTGCATGGCTTGGCGGTGGACGACTTATTTTGAGTATGATGAAAATACTCTAAAGCGCGAAGAAAAATTTAGTACAACCCACGGTTATTGCGGGATGGTGCAGTCATGGAATCTATTTATCGGTACTTCTTAAACCAACCCGGCGTGGATAAGCCATTTGCTGTGTTCAGCACGATAATGTTGATTGGATTTGTATTTCCAGCAGCCATCATTGTGTTTTTTATCTTATGGACATTTTTGCTAGAAATTATTTCAATGATTTTGTTTGGAACAACTTTTTGAAAGGATGGTGCGGTCATGAGTGGTGGCATTGAACCACAAACAATTAAACAAGTTCCTCAGCCGGATTGGGTTGTGATTGAATACACGACGACACAAGGGAATTTTAGAAAATGCCTGTTAAGCAATAGGGATGCCAAAGATCACTGGGCAAGATGCAACGATGATCTCAAATCATCATACATAATACGTGATGCAGAGCCTGATGACTTTGAAGGAGAATATCATCTGTTTTCAAAGGGAATAAATGTATGACTGAATGGCAACCAATAGAAACCGCGCCAAAAGATGGAACGCGCATTCTTGCTTATGGTCGTTGTGGGTTTGAATCCATATCAGGAATTGCAACTGTTAAGTGGCATCGTAATTCATGGATTTGTGATCCAAATGAAGCGACTGAATATGATTATGAAGAGTGTCAGGTTACTCATTGGATGCCACTTCCTCCTTGCCCCGCCGGAAAATGATGTTATACTGGATGCCATGAAGATACGTGGTCAAACAGTTTACCCATTAAAAGAACGCCTTGATAGGCTTTCTAAGGCAATGCCTTCTGGCTGCATTGAATGGCAGTCAACAATAAGAAATGGGTACGGGCGTTTAATTATAGGCTCCCGTACTGATGGTAGCAGGAAGTCTGTTTCTGCCCATAGATTGGCTTACGAAGTTTATGTTGGGGAAATTCCCGATGGAATGTTTGTTTGTCATACCTGTGACAATCCTAAGTGCATAAACCATGAACATTTATTTGTTGGAACACGGCAAGACAATGTGGATGACAGGGAAAACAAACAACGCAATAAAATGCCGCCTGTTGCAAAAAATGAACAAGCGTATTTTGTCAAATATACCGATGATATAATTAATAAAATACGACAAGAAACTGGACCAAGCAGATTAGCCGCTGCCAAATATGGCGTCAGTGAAAGATACGTAAGAGACATAAGAAATAATAAATATAGAAAATTACCGGAGCCGCCAAAATGAATTTATACCAACCAGTTGGCTCATATGGCGGTTCATTTCCCATCAAAAGGGTTGAAGGCTCTAAATTTATTGTGATCGGGGAAGTTTGGAATATAAAACACCAATATGTGTTTAATTCTTTTTGGCGTCAATTTAATCCGTATTGGATAAAGTTGCGCAAAACATATGCCAAGGAAGAATTGGCTTGGCTCAATATCCATTATGATGGCGATGACCTCAATCACACGTTCTTGGGGCCTGAACATTGGCAAGGATGGCCAAATGCTAGGAAATTGTCAGAATGGTACAATGCTCTGCACAAGCGCAACATGATGCTCCGATTGCAAACTATGACTGTTTATTCCGCAGACATTTCGTTGGCACATGATCGGCAAGAAATTGCAGAATGCGCATTGGAGTTGACCAAACTGATTAAACGCCACCCCGACGATGAACACCGAGTTGGAGTTTTGGATTGGTCTCCAACGGGTCAAGTATGGCTGGATGGAAAAAGGTGGGTTAAAGTTTTACCGGAACAATTGAAATGATTACACGTTGAGGATTTATTCAAAGTTTGAAAAAACTGAACTGCGTGAATGGTTTTCACATTTTAATGCGAGGGATAGTAAACAATGATTGAAATTGGGAAAAATTTGGCTGAAGCAATTGAATTGGTTGCAGTCATGCTTGGACTTATTGGGTTTGCGTTTTTTATGATCAGGGCATAGAGGGGTAATTAAAATGAACTGGTATATTGAATTGCCATTGGCGATTAATCTGTGGTTTGGTGTTTTGTGGTGGGTCAGCAAGTGCCTTGTAGCGTGGAAGGACAGCCAATGATGTTACCGGCAGACATAGTTAAAGCCCTCAGGGAAGCGGCGGAAGAATGCGAAAAAAGCGAGCGTGACCCGCGGACTGGCGTGTCTACTTGGCCAAAAGAAACAACAGTAGAATGGAAAGCCGCCGACTTGCTTGAGGAGCGGTTTGCAGAAATATGCCGATATGAAGAATTACTTGAAAGCGTGTTTAAGGCAATGGATCAGTATGAAAAATCCAAGAGCGCGTTTCGGGTAAAAGTTAAAGTCAAAACCAAGTAAACAGGCAAATTTGTCGGCGTTTCCTTGGCGTGGTAATTTCTGTGTATGGCAATAGATTTACAAAACCTGACAGAAGGCCAGCGGCGGGAACTTGTTCGCCAATTAAAGGCCAAAAATTACGAGGAAAGCCTGTATGACTTTACAGTCAGGGCTTGGCGCGAGGTTGACTCCGCGCCATTTGCCCACGGCGGATTCGCCTTGCAAGCCATATGTGAACACCTTCAGGCATGTTGCGACGGGTATATCCGTAATTTGATCATTAACGTCCCGCCCCGCTTTTCAAAGTCAACCATTACGGGGACAATGTTTCCCGCGTGGGTGTGGACGCAAAGCATAAGCAGCCCAACGTCCGGCCCCGGTATGCAATTTTTGCATTCCTCATATGCAATGAATTTGTCAATTCAGGATTCGGTCAAGTGCCGACGCTTGATTGAAAGCAAGTGGTATCAAACACTGTGGGGCAACCGCTTTAAGTTGGTGGGCGACCAAAACACCAAGACGCGGTTTCAAAATGACAAGAATGGCATACGCAATACTGTGTCGGTTGGATCAGCCACCACCGGCTTGGGCGGTAACTATTTGATTGCCGACGATCCTAACAATGCTCAGGAAGCCAATTCGGAGGCAATTATTGCCTCGACAATTGAGTGGTGGGACATGGCGTGGTCAACCCGCCTCAACGACCCCAAGAAAGGCGTCAAGATTGTCATTCAGCAACGCCTGTCGGAGCAGGATGTTACCGGACACATTTTGTCAAAGGACGTGGGCGATTGGACACACTTGTGCTTGCCAATGCGATTTGAGGCGGCGCGTCGAACTTACAATGTATTAGTCCCCGCGGAATTAAATGGCGGGGAGGCGGTGGTGTGGACAGACCCCCGCACTGAGGAGGGGCAACTTCTTTGGCCCGAACGTTTTGGCGAGCAAGAAGTTAACTTGCTGGAGAAGACCCTTGGCCCCTACGCCACGGCGGGGCAATTGCAGCAACGGCCTGAACCAGCGGGCGGCGGTATTATCAAGCGCGAGTGGTGGGGCGAGTGGACCAAAGAAAAATACCCACACAATTTGGAAATTGTTGTCGCGTCGGTCGATACTGCTTTCGGCGCAAAGGAATTTGAGGGTGACTTCTCCGCTTGCACTATTTGGGGCGTTTACCGTGACGCTGGCCCAACGACCGGCATCGTGGGCGGAGACATGGGCGGAAGTTGGCAACGCATTTCAGCGGAGGAGCGCGAGGCTGACGTCCCCAAGGCTATCATAATGCATGCGTGGCAGGGACGCATGGAATTGCATGAACTGGTGCAAAAGATTGCCGCGTCGGCCAAGGAGTGGAAAATTGATATGCTCCTGATTGAAAACAAAGCGTCAGGTATATCGGTCAGCCAAGAATTGCGTCGTCTATTTGGCGGAGAAAGTTACGGCGTCCGCCTCATTGACCCCAAGGGATTGGATAAAGTGGCGCGCACTTACTCAATTCAACACTTGTTTTCGGAGGGCATGATTATGGCCCCCACCGACCCGTCTGGCGAGGTATTCCGCGTGTGGGCCGAAATGGTTGTGGCGCAGTGCGCGACATTTCCAAAAGGCAAGCATGACGACTTACATGATACTGTCACGCAAGCATTGAATTGGTTGCGCTCAACTGGAATGCTTCAGCGTGGCGCGGAGCGGACGGCGGAATTGGCCAGCATGAAACAATTTGTCAGTGGCCGTGAAACGCAACCACTTTACCCAATATAATAGGAGATTTGTAATGAACGGGCGTAGATTTTTCTTAAAAATGCTTGGTTTTACGCCAATTGCGTTGTCTTCAAAAACGCAAGCCTCCAATAAATTAGAAGCAATTGATAAAAATAAAGAAATTTCTCCATCCGTTTCTCGTTTAATTAAATTAACAAAAGAAGAAGTTGATTTGTGCCAAAACAATTTTTTAATGATTTCTCCAAAAGAATATGCAAAAAATAAATTAGAATTAATATTAAAAAATGAATTGCCAGATGAAAATCCAAACGAGTATGTGGTTGAATATGATTTTTTTGAAGACGGTGTTAAAAGGAGATTTTAATAATGGCAGACAATCCGCACTACATGACGCCGGAAGAAATGTCGAAATTGGTTTGCCCAATTGGGCGCGGCAATGGCATTCCCGGCAAGGAAGTTGTTGTTGAGGGGCAAATCCTTGGCAAGCCGTGCGTGGCAAATCATTGCGCCGCGTGGCGCTGGGCCACATACTTTGACGAAGAATCGGGCGAATACTTGCACAGTGATGAATACGGAAGTTGCGGATTTTTGGGCGTATGAGCAAAGAAATCAAAGCAATAGCGACAAGAAAAATGGATGACGGTCGCATTATGTTGACGGTAGTAATTGACACAAAAATTGTCCAAGTCGCGGTTAAAAAAAATGTGGCGGTCAGCATAATTAAGGCGTTGGCTGACGTCCTTGACTAAAACTTTCATGCCGTGTAAAGCATGACTTGTATTCGCACTGGGAATTTTCGATACGTTGCGTATCACCTAGTGGACGACTACCACCGGCTTGGGTGGATGATCGTAGCACACCTTGGCGCAACGCATGGAGAATATTCGGTTCTCATGTGGCGATGCGATTGCGAGGAGTAATCCATGATGACGTGGAACCACCGAGTTGTGAAATATAAGACACGGAATTTGTTTGGGGACCCCGACGTGGGGTTTGCCATCCATGAAGTGTATTACGATCAAGACGGTAATGTGCAAGGAATGACGGCCAATGCGGTAAAGCCTTGGGGCGACACCAAGGATGAACTGCGGTTGGAACTTATGCGTATGCTGGATGCCCTCAACAAGCCAGACCTTGATCTTGATGAACAAGACGACGATTGGAGATTTGCGAACGAGGCGTAATTGGCCTATAATGCGCGGAACTTCAACAGGATACCGCACATGGCACTGACGCCCGGTCTCGTTCCAAACCTTCGTCTTGATCAAGATGAGCCTGAAAACACTCTCGGCGAGGGTCAAGACACCATTGTCATTATGGACGCCGACGAGGGCGCGGATCTGCCGGAGTTGGATGCCGATGGAAATGTGTTACGGATTGACCACGGGGACGGCTCTATTAGCGTTTCGCTTGACGGCAACCCTATACAATCTGGCAAGAAAAATAAAAACGAGGGCTGGTTTGCTAACTTGGCCGAAGATTTAAGCGAGACAGAACTGTCATCTATTGCAGAAAAGTTAATTAGAGGAATTGAGGAAGACATTGAATCCCGCAAAGATTGGATTGAGGACCGCGCGCAAGGTTTGCGCCTTCTTGGCCTTAAAATTGAACTTCCGGGTCTCCAAGGGACGGCGGACGGCGCACCACTTGAGGGAATGTCACGCATTCGGCACCCGCTCTTGCTTGAGGCAGTGCTACGATTCCAAGCGAACGCCCGGTCAGAACTATTGCCTACGGATGGACCCGTAAAGGTAAGGGTTGACGGCAACCAAGACTCGCCAGAAGTAGATCAAATGGCGGAGTATTTGGAGCGTGATTTTAATCACTACCTGACCGCGGTGGCCAAGGAATACTACCCAGACACCGACAAAATGCTATTTATGCTTGGTTTTGGCGGCTCATCGTTCAAAAAAGTGTATTTTTGCCCACTACGCAACCGCCCGGTGTCTGAAACGGTCGATGCGGACGATTTAATTGTCAATAATGAGGCCACAGACCTGTCAAATGCCCGCCGAGTGACCCACAAAATCTCAATGAGGCCGTCTGTCGTCAAACGCATGCAGATTATTGGCGCTTACCGTGACGTTGACCTTGGCTCGGCCAAGGAAAAAGACCTAAATGCGGTCGAAAAAGAAAAAAATGCCATTGGCGGCGTCGAGGGAGACGTCCGCGACGTTGAAGATCGTGACCGCGAAATTTACGAATGCTACTGCGAACTGGATATTTTGGGATTTGAGCATAAAATTGACGGCGAGGAGACAGGTTTAGAAGTCCCCTACCGCGTAACCATCGACGCCTCGTCCAAAAAAGTGCTAAATATTGTCAGAAATTACAAAGAAGAAGAACAAGATTTGCCTGAGGCGCTTGTTCACTTTGTAAAATTTGATTTTGTGCCGGGATTGAAGTTTTACGGCATGGGATTGCTCCATATTTTGGGCAATACGACCAATGCACTGACCGCGGCGTGGCGCGAATTGCTTGACGCTGGCATGTACGCCAATTTCCCCGGCTTTTTGTATGCCAAGGCGGCTGGGCGTCAGAATACTAACATATTCCGTGTGCCTCCGGGCGGCGGCGCTCAAGTGGACACGGCTGGCATGCCCATCCAACAGGCCGTTATGCCGTTGCCATACAAGGAGCCGTCCGCGGCATTGGGCGCGTTGGCGGAAAACATTAGCCAATACGGCCAGCGGGTCGGCGGCACGTCTGAATTGCAAGTGGGCGAGGGAAAGTCTGACGCGCCGGTCGGGACAACTTTGGCCATTATTGAGCAAGCGCAAAAGGTTTTGAACAGCGTCCACAAGCGTCTGCATGCGGCTCAGGCGGACGAATTTCAATTGCTGGCGCAGTGTTTCCGTGACCACCCAGAATCATTCTGGCAACGCAACAAGCGGCCAGCAACGCAGTGGGATGAGAAAATATTCCTTGATGCGTTGGAAAATTATGAATTGGTTCCCCAAGCCGACCCAAATACGGCCAGCCACATTCAGCGGGTGATGAAAGTCACGGCCTTGATCCAGTTGGCGCAGCAAGCGCCTGATCTTTATAACCTTGATGCTGTAAACCGCGAGGCATTGCTGACCCTTGGTTGGGCAAACCCGTCATCGTTGTTGCGTGACACCGTTAACCAGCCCGCCCCGCCTGACCCGCAAGCAATGGCCGCGCAAACTGCGGCGCAAGCGGCCATGATCACCGCACAGTCAAAGATGACTGAGGCTCAGGTCAAGGTTCAGGAGTTGCAAAACAAGACCGGGGGCGGCCAAGGCATGGCCCCAGAGGATCAGGTCAAGTTGGCCGAAATCCAGCAGAAGAACATCGACGCGCAATTGGATGCCACGAACCGCAAGCGCGACCGCGAGAGCCGTGAGCGGCTGGCTGCAATGAAGTTTGCGGAGGAAATGGCGGAGAATCCGTCTGGTTTGGCTATTGCTCGCCAATTGATTGACCCCGGCATGTTACAGAGACTTGAAGGAAACGAACCAGAAATGTCTCCCACGCCCGGCGGCGTCATCCAGTAGGTGAGTTATGGCAAATAAACCCAAAACAATAGGCAAGAGGACTGGATACGCTACTCTTGGCGGGGTTCCTTTGTCAGAAGATGAAGCGTTGGAATTTAACCAAAATTTGGTTTCTGGTTACGACCCAATGGCTGAAGCCATTACCCATGCACTGCGTTCAGCCCGCAAGCACTTTGATGATGGCGGCGGCGCTGAGGGCGGCGGCGAAGGTGAGAGCGAAAGCAACCAAACCGACCGGTCAGAGGCTGCGGCTAATGCTGATATGGCGGCATCGCAATCTATTGCTAACGCAACAGAAAACAACTCCCGCGCTGACAGTTTAGCAGAATCACAGCAAGCCACAGCAGATCGGCAAGCAGAAGCATACAATCAAGATGTTGGCCGGTTCTCTTTTGGCAACAACATCAATACCGGAGCGGCTTCTGATTTTGGGCTAACCAGCAACGCATCGCCTCAAACCATATCGGAATACACTGAACAAAGATTAAATACCCCCTATCAAGGGACGCTGCAAAACGCGGTCATGTTTCCCGGCGATGCTTTTGGCATGTCCTACCCCGGTCTGGTGGGAAAGCAAAACACGGCGGCTGGCGCTGCTGGATTTTTGGGAAGCCTTATGGGGGAAAGCGGTAAAACGTTGGACCCGTCAGCCATCAACGGCCCGTCTATTGGCATTGCGCAAGAAACAGGGCCACGGGCTGCGGCCCTCAAAGAGGCCCTTGGAATTGACCCAAGTTTGACGGGAAACGCGTTGCGCGATGCCTTGGCTGGTACGCAAATGGCCCAAATGGGTTTTGCCCTAAATGAGGTTAACGCCCCCGCGTATGGCCCAACTGCTCGCGCTATGGCAACTGGCACAAACCCTGCTGATGTGGCCGATATTGTTACGCAAAATTTTGAACGCCCATCATTGGAAAACCTGATTTCGTCCGCGCCAATGCGTGAGGCATACGCCCAAAGTATTATGTCGGGCAAACCATCCGCGGCCACAATGCAGCCGGGTGCTTATGATGTCGCGCCAGCAAGCGTTATGGCGGCCCTGCAAAGCGGGGTAAAAATGGCAGACACGCAAAGCCAAAATGCGCCGCGGCAAATTGCAAACGATGCGCAATTGGTTGGCGGGACAGCCAGTGATGCGGTCAATGACCCCGCAGTTACAGCCGCTATGAAAGCGGCGCAATCAGCGAACGCAACAACAGACCCATACGCGGCATTAATGAGTTTGCCCGGATATGGATCGGAAGACCCCTCTCAAATTGCGGCATTTAATCGGGCCGCAGCCGCAGAACTTGGCCAATCTATTGGGCCGCAAAGTGCTATGGGAGTTCTCGCCGCCGGGCAACGGACGCCACAAACAAATACATTTATGGGCGGCCTGAGCGGCGCGTTGGAAAATTTATTTGCGCCAAAATTTGTTGGCGTGAACGATCCCAATTACGCTAAAATGGCTTCGCAAAAGGACGTTGAATTTACGCCCGGCCCACAAAACGACCACACCCCAGTGTATGTGCCACCAATTGCCGGAACAACCGCAGCCGCGGTAACTCCAACAACATACCCAGCGTATGTCCCGCCAACTTACAATTACACTCAAAACCAGCCGTATAAGTCTTTGGGGGCGACGGCCTATAATTATGGCGCAAATCCCCTAACTTACCAAAACGCTATAGATTGGAGCAGGATCCCCGGTTATGGGGCGGCATCCGGTGGGGCAATTAGCAATAACAATGCCTTATCCAACGCTTTGCGTATGCTTCGGGGTGGGAACAAAGAATGAACAGATATTGTGCCGACGCAGAAATTAGGTTAATATTCACTTATTGTGACTGCGTTGCCGCAGCGATGGAGCAAGCCTATGCATGAGTACCTTAAAGCGGCCCGCGACGGAGCGGCAAAGAAACTGAAAGCCATTGAATCTGGCGAGCCGCACACGAAAGTCGATTCGTCTTCGTGGTCCCCGCCCGAAGCAGAGGGTTCTCAAAAGCAAACGGGTATGCGCCCCGTCAGCCCACGCCAATACAAGTCTGGCGGCAAAGTGCATGGCACAATGGCCAAGAAGCGCGCAGACCGCAAGGCCCGCAAAGACGGCGGGAAGGCAATGCCACCAGTAGATCGCTTTATTAACCGCGACATGAAAAAGGCTAATGATCTTCGCGAGGGCGAAAAACACGTCGGCGGCATGAAGAAGGGTGGCCGGATCAAGCGCGAGCATCACGCTGATGGCGACGCTGTGGGTGATTTGATTCGTCAGGACCAAATTCAGCAAGGAATGAAGGGCCGCGGCCTCCCGATGCGCGCGCCGCTTCCGCCCCGTCGCCCGATGCCAGCGCCTCGGTATATGCCAGACACCAATTTGACGACGCAGGGCGCAAAGCGTGGCGGCAAAATTGCTCACCCCGATGAGGCCGCTGACAAGGCGCTGATTAAGAAGATGGTTAAGCCAGAAGCCCGCACCGGCAAGAAAGACGGCGGCGGCGAAAAATGGATTCAGGGCGCAATCAAGCACCCCGGCTCTCTTCATAAGGCACTGCATGTCCCGGCTGGGGAAAAGATTCCCGCCAAGAAATTGGAAAAGGCCGCACACAGCGACAATCCAAAATTGGCTAAAAAGGCTAATTTGGCCAAAACGTTGAAGCGCATGCACCACGCTGATGGTGGCGCTACTGAAGCGCAACGCGTTGGTGCGAATTCTTCAAAGTTTTATAAAGAAGGTAATAAACCTGCTGTTCAATCAACAAAATCATCAGATTTTGATGCAATGCGTAATGCTGACCGTAATTTAACCACTGCTTTAGAACAGCAAGGGTATAAAAAAGGTGGTCGTATTAAACACGCATCTGGCGGTGAAACTGGCCGCGGCCTGTATGTCCGCAAGGGCTACCCGCACGAAGTTCCGGGCGCTGACGGTGGCCGCACGGCTAAGAAGCGCGGCGGATCCATTGGCAAGGGCAAGACGAACGTGAACATTATGATTCACCCGCACAACCCTAATATGGCCATGAATCCTCCAATGCCAGCGGGCGCTAACATTCCTCCTCCGCCCCGCCCTGTTTCATTGCCTCCAATGGGCAGCGCGCCAATGGCCGCTCCAATGGCCGCACCGGCAATGCCCCCAATGGGCGCGGCTCGTCCGGGCATGCCCCCAATGGGCCGCAAGGATGGCGGCAAGGTTGAGCATGTGATTGATCACGCGGCGGGCGGTGGATTAGGCCGCATGGAAAAGATTAAAGCATACGGCCTCAAATAACCTGTTTAGGTTTTTGGCCCGTCTATAGGAATATTAGCCATGCGGCATTTAAGGTGGCCGCATGGTTCAAACATATAGCACATATCTCGAATACGAAATCGGACGCCTTATCGACGAGGCGATTGCCGACGAGATTGCTATTCTTGCCAACGGCAACGTCGAAGACATCAAAGATTACAAACTTAGAGTTGGCATAATTCGTGGCTTGCAGAAGGCCAAAGACCTTATGCCCGAAGCAGACCGAAACCTTCAAACAGGCGAAAGAGGATAAACATGCCGTATACGCGCATGCACCATGACGTTGAACCCAAAGATGCCATTTTAAGTGAACTTGGCGACATTAGCGGCATTGAGATTTTCAATACGCATGTCCTTGTCGCGACATATGTTCGCCCCAACAAGACCAAGAGCGGCATTCACCTGACCGACAAGTATGTCGATGAGGACAAGTATCAAGGCAAAGTTGGCCTTGTAGTCAAGAAGGGGCCGCTGGCTTTCATTGACGAGGACCAAGACTGGTTCAGGGGTGTTGAAGTCAATTTGGGCGACTGGGTTGTTTACCGCCCGTCCGACGGCTGGTCGATGAATGTGCATGGCGTCCAGTGCCGTGTGTTGCGTGACATAGACATTCGCGGTCGCATTCCGGCCCCGGATGCGGTTTGGTAAAGGAATTGTTTCACATGGAACAGGAAGAAAATCAGGTTCAAGACGACGTGACCATTTTGGATGATGCTCCAGATGAGGCCGTCAATGAGAACAAAACGGAAACAAAAGTTGCGGCAAATGATTCGCAATCGCCAGAAGACGGCATTGCGGAACTAAAAGAGCGCCTTGAAGAAGAGCGGCGCATGCGTCTGGAGGCAGAGCAGCGCGCGCATCAGGCCCAGCAGACAGCGACCAAGGCCACGGCTGAGGTTCAAGATAGCAATCTGCAACTGATTAACAGTGCAATTGATAAACTGAAACGCGAATCAGACTACTCAAAAACGCGTTACCGGGATGCATTGGCTTCGGGCGATTATGACACTGCCGCCCAAATCCAAGAGGCAATGTCGATCAATGCAGCCAAGATGTTGCAACTTCAAAACGGCAAGACGGCCCTTGAAGAGAAGTTAAAGAACCCGCCCCCGCCGCCTCCGCCAGTAAATGCTGACGTTGTTGAGCAGATTGCATCGCAATTGTCGCCACGCTCCGCGGCTTGGGTGAGGGCTAATCCTGACGTTGTGCGGGATAAAAGTCGGTATGACGACATGGTTCGGGCGCATAATCACGCCATTGGCGAGGGCCACGTTCCTGACTCAGACGCGTATTTCCAACACATCGAAATGCGTTTGGGCAAGAGAAAGCCACAGCCGGTCGTTGATGACGGTGAGGACGTTGCTTTGTCAGCCGCCTCTGCGCCAACTCAAAAGAGAACTGCGCCAGCCGCCGCGCCAACCACACGCACTGCGTCTGGGACGGGCAATAAGCAAAACGTCGTCCGTTTAACGTCAGAAATGCGTGAGATTGCATCTATGATGGGCATGTCGCCCGAAGATTACGCCAAAAACATGGTCGCCCTTCGCAAAGAAGGCAAACTTAACTAATAGGAGTGCCAAATGGCCAATACTGAATCCGGTTTGACTAAACTCACGCGCAAGGCGCCACAGGCCGCAATGCGCCCCGATGTCCGCAATGAAGTGCGGGAAAATAACCCAGCGGACCGCGCTCGCCAACGGGCGGCGGAAATCCGCAAGCACCGCGCTGGCCTTGATTTGGACAGCACTGACCGCTTTGCTTTTGACACGTCAATCATTCCCGATGGCTGGTCATACGAGTGGAAACGCAAGTCTATCTACAATCAGGAAGATCCTGCGTATCAAATCCGCCTCGCTGACGGCGGCTGGACCCCCGTTCCGGCGTCGCGTCATCCCAATCTTATGCCGGTCGGCAACTACGCTACAATTGAGCGTGACGGCATGGTTTTGATGGAGCGTCCTAAGGAGTTGACAGACGAAGCAAAAGATATAGAATTGCGTCGTGCTAGAAATCAGGTTCGCGCTAAAGAAGCGCAACTGAGCGCAACACCGGATGGAACATTGTCGCGTGACGCTGATCCGCGCACCCGTCCATCGGTGAGAAAATCTTACGAGGCTATGCCCATTCCAAAGGAATAAGGGCGGCCTCAAATCCGCCCCCGGGGAGGCGGGTTAAAATTGTCGGGGTTGGCAGTGCCGGGCGCATAGCAACCTCATCACTCATGGAAAATCTGCTATGGCTAATACGCAAGCGTATTATGGCTTCTTGCAGTATCAGGGTGGTGCTGGCGGCGCTCCAACGTTCGCCCAGTCTGCCCGTCGTATTGCAAGCACCAACAACACGGCTATTTACACTGGCGACCCGGTAATGCCGGTCGTTAGCACGGCCAATGGTTATATTACTCAGGCTTCCCCCGGCACGACGACCCTCGCGGGTATTTTTGTCGGTTGTAAGTATCTCTCGACCTCCCAGAAGCGTACCGTTTGGTCGTCTTACTGGCCCGGTTCGGATGCAACTGGCGACGTTGAAGCATACGTGATCGATGATCCGAATGCTCGTTTCGTTGTCCAGACAAGCACGTCCGCGTTCCCGATGACGGGTACTGCCACCACGATGGGTTCTGGCGTTATTGGCCAGTATGCTCAATTCTCCATCGGAACGGGCAACACCTCAACGGGTCGTTCGGGTGCTTATCTTTCATCCGTCGGCACAACCGTCACCTTCCCATTCACCATTGTGGATTACGCTATTGGCTTCGGCAATGGCGGCGATCCGACCACGCAATACTGCAACGTGATCGTTGGCTTCAACAACGAAATCTTCCGCAGTAACGGCGCTGGCCCGACCGGTATCTCGTAAGAGGAGTAAGGAACTATGGCTGTTAATCTTTCGCAGATCAAAGACCTTCTCCTCCCCGGTCTCCGTGGTGTTGAAGGCAAGTACGAGATGATTTCATCTCAGTACGACAAAATCTTCACAAAGCATGATTCGAAGATGGCTCTCGAACGTACCGCAGAAATGCGCTACCTCGGCCTCGCGCAGTTGAAGACCGAAGGTGGTCAGACTGCATTCGATTCGGGCGCTGGTGAGCGTTTTGTGTACAACCAAGAGCATACTGAAATTGCTCTGGGTTACGCGATTACCCGTAAGGCTATCGACGATAACCTCTACAAGACTCAGTTCATGCCGTCGAACCTTGGCTTGGTGGAATCATTCCAGCAGACCAAAGAAATCTATGGCGCGAATATCCTTAACACGGCCCAAACGTACAATGCTTCGGTTGGCGGTGACGGCGTGGCACTCTGCTCCACGTCACATCCTATCGACGGCGGTACGGTCGCTAACACGCCATCAACGCAACTTGACCTCAACGAAGCCTCGCTGCTCAACAGCATGATTGCTGTCCGCACGAACTTCCGCGATCAAGCCAACTTGAAAGTGTTCGCTCGCGCTCGCAAACTCATCGTTCCACCTCAGTTGGAGCCAGTCGCGATCCGTCTCACGAAGACTGAATTGCGTCCGGGTACAGCAGACAACGATGTCAATGCGATCATGATGACGGCGGGTGGTCTTAGCGAAGGCTACATGGTCAACGACTTCTTGACCTCGGCTTACGCTTGGTTCTTGCTCACCAACATCGACGGCCTTGCTTACATGGAACGCATCAAGTTTGAGACCGACATGCAAGTCGATTTCGTGACTGATAACCTCCTTGTTAAGGGCTACGAGCGTTATTCGTTCGGCTATTACAACTGGCGCGCGATCTACGGCTCGTTCCCAACCTCGTAAGGAGAAGGCACTATGGCTGATACCGCATTCTCCGGTCCAATTATTGTGTTTGGGCAAAACCCAACACAGCCTTTGGACTATAACCCAGACTTAGGCTCCTCGCTATTTTATGCGGGGGGCGGCATCCTTGATCCACGCCTACCATTCACCTACATCCCCGGTGAATCGCAGGCCGCGCAGGATTTTGGATGGTATGGTTTCAGTGATATTTCTACATATCTCAATTCGCCATACACGAATTCGACAACTGCAATTGTCGCTTCGGCCAATCCAACGAGCGCGACACTCTCGCTCGTCACATCTAACTCCGCGACCACTGGCGTCTATTATTCGTCAACATTTACTCGTTCGGATACAGGCGCTACGGACACGGTTCTTGTTCTGGATGCTTACGCTTCAGTCACCGCTTCGGCAACGAACGGCGTTCTGACAGTTACGGCAAACAGCAACTTGCCAATCGGTCCGGGTATGGTTCTCCTCTCGTCAAGCACGACGGTAACGGGTGGAACTCTTGGTGCATCTTCTGGCGTTTACATTGTTTCACAATTGACGACGACGGGAACTTCATCATCGGTGGGTAACGGACAAACTGGTACTTATCAGTTGAGCCAAAACGTAACATTCACATCTGGCACGGTCACATTGGCCTACCCAAATGTGCAATCTTGCGCCGTTCCAACGAACCTCCAATCGCCATCAATTTGGCTTTGGAGTCCAATGGCTCTCTTGAGCCGCGCAGTAAGCATTACTGCGGCAGCAAGTGCTACCTACGCAACCGCGACGGTTAACGGCTACGATATTTACGGATATCCAATGACGGAAGCCATCACGATTTCGGCTGGTAACACTGTTAACGGCAAGAAGGCGTTTAAGTATATCAAGTCGGTGGTGCTTTCGGGCGGCACGGCTGATACGACCCACGCCTACTCCGTTGGCACGACTGCAATTCTGGGCCTCCCAGTTCGTGCAGATAGTGCCGCTGAAGTAATCGTTAACGCTGCTGCGTCTCAAGTTGCTCTCCCAATCAGTGCTGGTTGGGGTGCAAACGGGTTCCTGCCCGCTGATCGTACTACACCGTCCGCTACAACGGGCGATGTCCGTGGCACGATTGACGTCTCGAACGCTTCGGGTGTCAATCTTACGCCTTCCACTGGCACGAACAAATATGCGTTCCGCCAAGTCCCATTGGCCATGAATGTCCAGTCTTCGGCTGGCTTGTTTGGCCTTACCCAGTACTACAACTTCTAAGGAACTAGGCCATGAAGAAGGCATCTAAGTCTGAACAAGACGGTACGCACGGCGAAAAGTATGCCGATGCTGCTGTTAAAGACGTGTACGCTGGTGGCAACTCGCCAACAGAACACGAAGCACAAGAGCGTAAGCATGGTGGTCGCGCCAAGCGTAAACATGGTGGTCATGTTGCACATCACAGCATGAAGCACAAAGAGCATCACCATGAGCATCCAAAGGCTGAACATCGCGCAAAGCGTAAGCGCGGTGGTCACGTCATGCATGCTGAACACGCAGTGCATGGCGAACACGCCAAGCATCGTGCAGACCGTAAGGCCCGCAAGTCGGGTGGTGAAGTTGGTGCGAACATGCACCCGCTCTCCACGGCGGCCAAGGGCATTGAGCCAAAGGCTCACAAGTCTTACGAGCCTGAACACGATTAATAAAATCAGAGGGGGTGTAACAGCCCCCTCTTTTCCAACATAGGTGATTCATGACTGCTGCTTGGACACGCAAAGAAGGCAAATCGCCATCTGGTGGACTTAATGAAAAGGGCAGGCAGTCTGCCCGCGCTGAAGGCCATCACCTGAAAGCACCTACGAAGGATTCAAGCAATCCTCGCCACAAATCATTTTGTGAGCGGATGACAGGCGTGAAACGGAAGATGACTGGCGCTGCTGCCGCCGCTGATCCAGACAGCCGCATTAATAAGTCGCTTCGCAAGTGGGGATGCTAAAATGGCAGACAAACCATTTTGGGAAACTAAATTGCCCAAAGATCATCACACAAAGCACTTGTCGCACAAGCAAGAACAAAGTGCTAAAGCGAGAGCAAGAGCGGCTGGCAGACCCTACCCAAATCTGGTAGATAATGCTGCCGCGGCCCGCAAGAAAGGTAAGTAATTATGGCTTCGATTTCTCAAACCGGCGTTATTTGGGATTCAATTACCAAAAACGGCAAGCACGAGCCATTTGAACTTCAAGTTGGCCGTGGATTGATTACCAACCATCAACCGGTTGAAATCTTTGGCTACAGCACTCAGGTTGCCGGAACGGCTCTTGGTCCTTTGTGGGAAGGCTTAACGCAATCGGGCGGAGCATATGCTTACCCATCTTCCGCGGGCGTTGTGGTGCTTCTCAGCGCATCCGGCGCAACCGACGCTGGGTTGATTATTCAGGTCAATGGTTTGGATGCAAACTACAACCTTTTGTCAGAAACAGTCACGTTGAACGGTTCAGGCACTGCAACGACGACCAACTCATTTTTCCGCATCAATGGTTTGTTTGTGACCAATGGCATCAATGCCGGTAACATCACAGCCAAAATTGCGACCGTCCTTTACGCGCAGATCAACGCTGGCGTTGGGCAGACGCAAATGTCAATTTACACCGTGCCAAAGGGCTACACGTTCTATCTGACTTATGTTCAGGCGAACGCAAGCATTGGGTTCACATCCAGCAACTACATGATTTTTGCTGAATACAACAAATTCAACCTTGGCAATACAATCCAAGAAAACGGCTACAACTACACAGTCAATGGCAACACGACGTTGCTGTCGCAGTCGCCATTTGTGCAGATTTTTAACATTCCTTACACGGTTCCTGTAGGCCATCCCGGCGGCACGGACATTCAATATCAAATGAAGTCCAATACGGGTGGGCCGTTTACCGCATCAATCTTTGCAGGTGGCTATCTTATCGCTGATCCTACGCCTACAACGTTCTGATAGGGGGCCGTTATGACAACGAGCGGCACCTATAATTTTAACCCCTCGCTTGGCGAGATTGTACTTTACGCGTACAATCTCTGCGACGTTAGAAACACAGCATTGGCGCAAGAGCATATGGAGGCCGCTCGTATGGCTTCCAACTTGCTATTTTCCAATTGGTCTAACCGTGGCGTCAATTTGTGGGCGGTTGACCTTCAACAAGTGTCGTTTGATCAAACGCCAACAATTTTGACCGTTACAGGTAACGGCAAAACGGCCACACTTACCTACGCGACGCCAAATACACCAATCTACACGGTCGGCACTCAAATCACGATTTACAATACAGGCGTGGTGGATGGGACGCAGACAGTGACTGCCGCATCCAATGGGTCGGTGTCATTTGCCTCAACATATAATGGAACAACCACGCCAACGGGCGCGACCATTGTGCCAATAAACCAATACGGCATTCAAACTTCGGTCAGCACCTACTCGGTTGATCCAAGCACGGTTGTTATTTTAGACGCGTATGTCACGACGACCGCAAATGAAACAAATCCTATTGATAGGATTATTTTGCCAGTGTCGCGCACCGAGTATGCGTCTTACCCAAACAAGCAGCAGCAGGGATTCCCGACCGTATTTTGGTTTGACCGGCTGATTAGCGGGACACGTTCAACGGGGTCAACTGGCCCCACAGTGACGTTGTGGCCCGTGCCGGATGGCCAATCGTCGCAGTATTTGAAATACTATCGCGTTCGGCAAATTCAGGATTCCAATTTTACGTCAGGCCAGACGGTTGAAATTCCTTACCTTTGGCTTGAAGCATACGCGTATAATTTGGCGTATCGCTTGGCTATTATGTATAATGCCCAAAAGGTAGCACTGCTTAAACCTTTGGCTGATGAGGCGTATGCTATTGCGGCAGAGCAAAACGTTGAAACTGCTCAATTCTATATCAGCCCGCAAATGCAGGGTTATTTTAGGTAAATAAACCTATGGCTTATGCTTCAAGATTAGGCCGCGCACAGATCAGTTCTCGCAATCCGAGGGCTGCGGGTCAGTGCGACCGGTGCGGGTTTATTTACAATCATGACCAATTGCATTGGCAATTTGATTTTGCTGGCGCGGGCTTGATTAATAAGCGGATCCTTGTTTGCACACCATGCAATGACGTGCCTCAAAACCAACTCCGCGCAATCGTTCTACCGGCTGACCCAATGCCGATTGAGAACCCGCGCACTCAAGACTATTACAATGCGGAAACGACAACAATTGCCATTTCAATGGGCGCGCCAAAAGACCCAGTTACCGGCATCCCAATTTACCCAATTGTTTCGCTGGTGAATAACAACGGCATGTATCCAACGCCGCCGCCAATTGGCATTCCAACTGGCTTGGATCAAAATGCCGTCCAGCCACAATTTTTAACGACGGCATACCGTGTAAATTTGGAACCATTGTCCATTATTGCCAATGGTACGAATACGATTACGGTCACTTGCCCGGCCCCGCACGGCCTATCAACCAATGCCCAAATTGCGGTTGAGGGATTAACCAATAATGCTGCGGACGGTTTTTACAGTGTCACTGTAACGACGGCCACGCAATTCACTTACCAAACGAATAATGCTATACCCGCTGGGAACTTGCTCCAAGGCACGACGCTCATGTTAACTGCGCTTGTCGGTCTGCCTTATGGCTACACGCAGATACCACAAACTGGGGTCTAACAATGGCAAACATTACCATTACGAACCTCCCAGTTGCTACATCGCTGAGTGGTTCGGCGGCACTTATGATTGTGCAGGGTGGAACGTCTTATCAGACCACCGTTGGCCAAATTGCCGGGTTAAATTCGTATGGTGGGACGGTTACGTCAATCACGGCGTCGTACCCACTTTCTGGTGGGACAATTACTACAACTGGGTCTATTGGCCTGACGCCGGCCAGTGTGGACAATACCTATTTGTCACTGATGCCGGCAAATACGATTAAGGGCAACAATTCTTCGTCTACCGGCGTTCCACAAGATTTAACGGTTGCCAAAACAATGACATTGTTGGGCGCCGCGCCTCTTAATTCCCCTAATTTTACTGGCACACCCACGGCTCCCACTGCGTCTGCATCAGATAATAGCACGCAAATTGCTACGACGGCTTATGTGAAGGCGCAGGGATTTGGCGTTGGCACAGTGACATCCGTCGCGACTGGGACCGGATTGACGGGCGGCCCCATTACTACGACTGGAACAATTTCCATCGCCAATACTGGCGTTTCGCCACAGACATATGGCTCCGCGACAACAGTCCCTCGACTTGCAATTAATGCACAGGGGCAAATTACAACCGCAAACAATGTGGCCATTTCCATTACGCCCAGCCAAGTGGTTGGGCTTGGAACAATGGCAACACAAAACGCCAATGCTGTTAATATTACAGGCGGCACAATAGACCAAACCACTATTGGCGGCACAACTCCAGCGGCGGGGACGTTTACAAATTTAACGGCTACGGGGACTTCTTCTTTTGGCACGGTTTCATCGGGGACTTGGCAAGGAACCCCGGTGGCTATTTTTTATGGTGGCACTGGCGCAACAACTGCTTTAGGCGCAAGAATGAATCTTGGGGCGGCTGCTTCAGGCGCAAATAGTGACATTACATCACTTTCTGGGTTAACGACGCCTCTTTCTTCTACGCAGGGCGGGACGGGGTTTGCTTCGTACACCACGGGTGACCTTCTATACGCCGACTCATCGACAACATTGGCCCGTTTGAATGACGTAGCGGTGGGCAATGTTTTGCTTTCTGGTGGCATTGGTGTCGCGCCATCATGGGGCAAAGTAAATATTGCGACCTCTATTACTGGCACATTGCCAACCTTTAATGGCGGCACTGGGTTAGGGGGTGCCACGCCATTCACGTCTGGCGGTGCAGTGTACGCGACTTCTGCATCCGCATTGACCACTGGAACATTGCCCGTAACATCGGGCGGTACGGGAGTCACCACATCAACCGGGACCGGTTCAGTAGTGTTGTCAAATTCGCCAACACTTGTGACGCCAACACTTGGTAATGCTACAGCGACAAGTTACACCGCGACACGCGCGCTGTCGGTCTCAACGCCATATAATACGGGCGCTTTTACTTATGGGATACTTGGGTATTTCGACACAAATATTTTTTCGTCATTTGTGAATGGCGTCAATTCATACAATCAAATGGTGTTGCAGAATACCAATGCTGGGTCTGCGGCATCTACAAACTTTATTGTGTCAAACGACCAAGGCTCTCCAACCGGATACTTTGGCGAGTTTGGCATGAATAGCAGTGCCTTCACCGGCACAAGTTCATTCAATCTTCCCAATGCCGTCTATCTTGACGCAACCAATGGTGATCTTGTTCTCGGCACCACAACGGCCAACGCGATCCGCTTTGTCGTCAACAGCAATTCCACCGACGCGATGTCC